TCACCCGGCGAACCTTTGGAGGATGGCCGTGAGGTCGGGGGCGCGCTTCGCCTTCGCCGCGATGTAATGTCGGCGCGTCATCGCCGTCGACGCGTGCCCGAGCTGCGCCGCCGCGTCCTCGTCACCTGAGGCCGAGTCGACGAGTGTGGCCACCGAACGGCGCATCGTCCGGAACTCGACCCAGTCCCACTTCTTCACGTCTCCCCGGCCCGCCGCGCGGCGCGCGGTGCGCCACTGCTTGCGGATGTTGCCCGGGTCCCGATGCCCGCCGTCCGCCGTCGGGAAGACAGGAGCGATGCCGATCGGGGTCATCTGCGTTGCCCGCATCGTCGCGAGGAGCTGCACCGCGAACGGCGGCAGCACGAGCTCGCGGATGTCGCGGGCCTTCGTATGCTCCTGACGCACGAGGCCGCGACCCTTGACGTAGACCATCGTCGCCGCGATGGTCACCGTCGGCGTCGCGGCGTCGAGGTCGATGTCGCACCACCGCAGGGCGGCGATCTCCCCCGGCCGGGCGCCAGTGGCCAGCAGCAAGTCGACGAAGTCCAGCAGGTCATGCGCGCGGCCCACCGACCGTAGGTTGACCCGTTCAACCGGGCGCCCATCGTCTGCGATGCGCACTTCCATCCAGTCGACGACGCCGGCGCGCAGCTCGAGGAACTGCGCGGGGGTCAGGACAACCACGTCGGGCTCAGGGGCTCGCTTCTTCGGCAGCGGGCGAACCGGGTTCGCCGCGACGGCGTCGTGCGACAGGGCAAGGGCGAATGCCTGCGACAGGATCGTCCGGGCACGGACTCGTTGCGATTCGGGCAGGCCGTCGAGGAACTTCGCGATGCGCCCCGGGGTGGCCTCGATGAGCGTGACCTCGCCGATACGCGGGCCGATGAGGCTGCTGATGGTCTGCTCGTAGTCGTCGATCGACTGGGGCAGGATCTCCCCGGTCTTCATTGCGATCCAGGTGGCGCAGAGGTCGGTGATCGTGGTGGTGGGGCCGAGGCCGGCGGCGGGGGCTGCGGTGGCGGCGCGCGCGGCGAGCCGGTCGCGTAGCGCGCCCTTGGCGGCGCTGGCGCTGGGTCCGCGGGCGGAGACGAGGCGGAGGCGCCCGTCGGGGTCCCGGAACCGCGCGCGAGCCTCGTGCGTGCCCGGACGGACGGGGACGACGTTGATGTCGCCCCACGTGCCGATCGGGGTGCGGGGTCGGCCGGCCATCACGCCACCTGCTCGAGGTCGGCGAGCGCGCGGTTGATGGCGACGGCTTCGTCCGGGGTGACGGTGCGCAGGCGGACATCGAGGATCGAAAGGTCGACGTCGGTGTCGACGGCGATGCTGTGCCGGTCGTGGTCGCCCTGGGCCCAGACGATGGCGTCGACGAGGTCGTCGATGGAGATGAGGCGGTGGGCGGCGATGCGGTCGACGCTGTGTTCCTCGCGGGCGGCGAGGACGTCGGGGAGGTGGTGGATGACGCCGCGTTCGATGTGGATGAGTTCGTGGGCCAGCGTGCAGCGGCGCCCGGCGGGCGTGAGGTTGGGGTTGAGCCAGATGGTGTGGCCGTCGGTGAGGCCTGCGATGCCTGCGGGCAGGGGCAGGCTGCTGATGATTCGGAGGCCCTGGGTGTGGTCGATGGGATTCCAGGTCATGCCCGATGTTCTAGCACATGTTTTCGAACGCGGGTGTGCAATAATTCGAACATGCCAGTTCATGACCTACCCCGCCTCGCTAATCCTGATCGAACGTCGAAGCGTCGTTCGGGTCAAGCTTTCGGGCCGCAGCAAGCTGCGACGGACCTGGCACGTATGCGGATTCACCATGCAGGCGCCGGCGCAGCTCCTCGAGAAGGTCATCCGAGTCGACGTTGGACAGGTCGACTGTCGGGCCGGCGATGTCCCGCGCGCGCAGGAGCTTCTTTAGTTCAGCGGCGGCATCCCCGCGCCCGACTGCCAGCAGTTCCTTCGGGGAGATGTCGAATGCGAATGCCATGGCAGCCAGCGCTTCGGCGGAGGCCCGGTGCGTCGTCGCTTCGCCGGCGGCGAGCCATCGCCAGCCGTTTTCGGCGGATCGCCACGCGAAGTTCGATACGCCAGCCTTCCGGGCGGCCGCGGCCATGGACAGGCTGGGCCGGTGGGCGGCGCGCGCTTTTGCGAGTACAGCCGCTTCCGGGGCGGGGGTTATGCCGTCGGGAATGTCCATGGACGGCAGTTTACGCGCGAGCGCGCGCATAGCGCGCTACCGGCATTAATCACATTCGCGCAATTCATATCGGCGCTGGTCATCTCACAACGTTGCAATAGCGCGCTCTAGCGCGCTATAGTGGGTTCATGACCACCTCCCGCACCGCCGCCGACCTCGACTCGATCCGCCGCGCGACGCGCCTCACCGTCAAAGAAGCCGCCCGCCGCACCGGCAACGCCGAGTCCCACATCCGCGCCGTCCTTGCAGGCAAAAGGGGCGCATCCGGCCATGTCCTCCGCTCACTCGACCACGTCATCGTCTCCGACGCCCTCACCCAGAAGAAGCACCTCGACGACCTCGTCGACGAGTTCATCGGGGGTGCAGCATGAGCGCCCTCGACCCGCTGATCGCCGAAATCACCGACGCCGTCCGCGCCACCATCCGCGAGGAACTCGCCGCGATGACCACCCCCGAACCGGTGACGCTCGACGCCGACGAATGGCTGTCCACCGGCGCCGCCGCCGACCTCATCGGCGCGTCCTCCTCGACGCTCGCCCGCTGGCGCGCGGAAGGATCCGGCCCGCCGTACGCCCGCCACGGCCGGGTCATCCGCTACCACCGCGACGTCCTCGACCACTGGATGCGCACCCGCACCGCCGCCTAACCGAAAGACCACACCATGTTCCACTTCCCCACCGCCACCCCGATGCCCCGCACCGCCGGGCGCACCGAATGGCTCACCCAACGACGCGAAGGCATCGGATCCTCCGACATCTCCGCCATCCTGGGCCTGTCCACCTACGAATCCCCTTACTCCCTCTGGGTCCAGAAGACCGGACGCGCCCCGCTCGACCCGCCGGCCGACGACCGCACCGAAGAACTGCGCTACTGGGGCAACCGCCTCGAGCCCGTCATCCGGGAGGACACCGCCCGCTCCCTCGGGGTCGACATCCACAAGCCCGACGTCGCCTACCGGTCGAACGAGCACCCGCACATGATCGCCAACCTCGACGGCTGGTGCCCCGAACTCGAGGCGCTTTTCGAGGCGAAGAACACCGACTCGCGAAACGCGCCCCTGTGGGAGGGGCAGGTGCCCGACCACGCCGAACTGCAGGTCCACCACTCCGCCCCCATCGTCGGCGCCGACAACGCGATCATCGCCGGATTCGTCGGCGGCAACCGCCTGCGCATCCACGCGATCACCATCGACCCGAACGTCGTCGAGATCATCGTCGAAGCCGAAGCCCGCTTCTGGGAGTACGTCACCAGCGACACCCCTCCCCCGGTCGACGGGCACGTCCGCACGATGGAATCCCTCACCCGCGCCTGGGCGCACAAGCCCGGCGTCCGCGAAATCCCCGCCGCCGACGTGCAGGACGCCTGGACCCGATGGGCCGACGCCGACGAGACGAGCAAGGCCGCCGAAGCCGCCAAGAAGCAGGCCGCCGCCGAAATCGCCGCCCTGATGGACGGTCACGACGAGCTGCGCAGCGGCGACCGCGTATGGGCGAAGGCCCAGCGCGGGCAACTCGTCCTCGACCGGCTCACCGCCGACAAGCCCGACCTCGTCGCCGAATACACCCGACCCCGCCCCGTATTCGACCTCGAAGCATTCAAGACCGACCACCCCGACACCTACCGCGCCTACCAGGGCGTCTCCATCCGACCCAAGCACCTCAAGGAGCACTGATCACCATGGCACGCGACCTCGCCAACCGACTCACCAACCAGTCCCCCGCCCAGCGCGGCGGCAGCAACCTCCCCGACCAGATCCGCGCGATGGAATCCCAGTTCCAGATGGCCATGCCCCGCGGCGCCGAAGCCGCCCAGCTCGTCCGCGACGCCATCACCGCCATCCGCCAGACCCCGCAGCTCGCCGAATGCGACGCCCCCTCGGTCCTCGGCTCCCTGATGACCTGCGCCCAGCTCGGCCTGCGCCCCGGTGTTCTCGGGCACGCCTACCTCCTGCCGTTCTGGGACTCGAAGGCCGGCGGCAGGCGGGCGCAGCTCGTCATCGGCTACCAGGGTCTCGTCGAGCTCGCGCACCGCTCCGGGCAGATCAAGTCGCTCATCGCCCGCACCGTGTACGAGAACGATCTCTTCGAGATCGACTACGGCCTCGATGACCGTCTCGTCCACAAGCCCACGATGAACGGACCGAAGGGCCAGCCCATTGCGTACTACGCCGTTGCGAAGTTCAACTCTGGTGGCCACGCGTTCTACGTCATGAGCCACTACGAGATGGAGGAGTACCGCGACAACCACGCCACCGCGAAGACCCGCGACGGCCGCGTCGTCGGCCCGTGGCGCGACCACTTCGAGGGCATGGCCCACAAGACCTGCGTCCGCCAGCTCGCCAAGTGGATGCCGAAGAGCACCGACTTGGGCCGGGCGATCGAGGTGGACAACAGCGTCCGCGTCGACCTCACCCCGGCGGCAGTCGACTACCCCGAGCACGTCGACGGGCAGGTCATCGACGACGCCTCCCCGGACACCACCCCGGACGCTGCCCCGGGCGACGCTGACGCCGTCTACGCCGCCCAGGCCGACGGCACCGACGCGTGACGTGGGCCGCCCGCGCGCGGTGCGGAGGTGACCCCCGCCCCTGGGATCTGGACACCTACCGCACCCGCGGCGATGCCGAAACCGCCTGCCGCCTCGTCTGCCGCGGATGCCCCGTCATCGCCGACTGCGCCACCGACGCCGCCGACGCCGGAGACGCCTACGTCATCCGCGCCGGAGTGTGCCTCTGGCCCGGTACCGCCGCCGGGCGGCAGCGCCCCGAGGACACCCGCCGGCTCCACTCCATCGCCCACCAACACCGACAGGACACGTAATGGCCCGCGAATACGCGCAAATCCGGCTGACCATCTGGAACGACGACGACTTCCGGGCGCTGACCCCGCCCGCGCAATGGCTGTACTTCCTGCTGCTGACCCACCCGACGCTGACGATGGCCGGAGTCGGAGACTGGCGACCGTCGCGGCTGGCGGTCCTTGCCGGCGCCGACGTCGACCTCATCGAGAATGCGGCCGTTGAGCTCGCGCAGCGGCTGTACGTCGTCATCGACGCCGACACCGAGGAGTATCTGGTGCGGTCGTTCCACCGCAATGACGATCTCCTCAAGATGCCGAACATGGCCACCGCCGCCGCACGCGCCGCGGTGAAGGTGACCTCCGCGGGGCTGCGTGGTGTCCTCGTCCACGAGCTTCACCGGCTGCGTGGGGAACGCCCAGATTTGAAGGGCTGGGCGTCGCAGGAGCTGCTGGATTTCATGGGCGGGCATGCCGTGGATCCGGCGTCGCGGCCGTGCTGGAACCCTTCGGGTAACCCTTCCCGGAACCCTTCTGTTAAGGGTTCCGGAAACCCTTCCATTGACCCTTCCGGAAACCCTTCGGGTAACCCTTCCGAAAAGGGTTTTCCGAACCCTTCCGGTAAGGGTAGCGATGGGGGTAGCGGAAACCCCTCCGAAACCCATCCGGAAACCCATGCTCTTCAACAAACAACACTCAACACTCAACATTCACCAGTGGGGGGAAAGGTAGTCAGGGAAGGTACTACCGCGCGCGAGACAACTCCTCCCCCCTCCAAAATCAAATTCGATCAGATCCCCACCGACTGGATCGACAACCCCGGGTTGGCCCGCTGCCACAAGCACGCCACGGACGAGTACCCACCGCCATGCGGTGGATGCGCCACCGCCCGCGAAGCAGCCGAAGCCGCCCAAGACGACCGCGACGCCGAACGTCGGTCGGCAGCAGCTACCCGCCGGCAGACGATCACCGCCTGCTCCCTGTGCGACGAGACCGGCCAGATCCTCGACGACCGCGGCCGCCCGATGGACCCCGCCGTCTGGTGCACCCACGACGAGGACGCCAACGCCGAGATCATCCTCGACGCCCGCCAGCGCGCGGAGGCCGAGGCCGCCGCCGAAGCGGAGCGCCGTGACCGTGCCGCCAAAGCCGCCGCCCAAGCCCGCGAACTCCGGGCCCGCCTCGCCGAGCAAAGGACCTCCGCATGACCTGGCACACCCTGTGGCTGCCCTACGCCACCCCGCCGCTCACCGCGAACCAACGCCTCCACTGGGCCGCCAAAGCCCGCACCACCGCCGACGTCCGCCGCACCGCGATGCTGCTGGCCCGCGCCGCGAAACTCCCCCAGGGCGTCGAGCACGTCACGATCGAGCTGCACTACACCCCGCGCGACCGACGGCGCCGCGACGCCTCGAACCTCATGCCAACGCAGAAAGCCGTCGTCGACGGTCTCGTCGACGCCGGCCTCGTCCCGGACGACACCCCGGAGTACGTCACCGAAACCATTCCCACCATCGACCCCCCAACCCGCGAAGCCCCCGGCCCCAACAACTCGCGCATGGCCCTAAAACTCAAAATTCGGGGCCTCTCGCAGCCGCACACCCACACCCCGCCACCCGACCACCCCTAGCGCACTACAGCGCGCGACAAGCCCGCACAGCCGAAAACCAACACCCCGCAAAACCCCACAAGCCACCCACCCGCACCACGATCGACCACCACCACCACCAGAAAGGACACCCGACATGGCCAACCGCCGCACCCTCCCCGAAGACGACGTCCACATCGCCGAACGACGCAAGCGCGCACTCGACCTCCGCCTCGCCGGCGCGACCCTCGCGGAGATCGCCGAAGCGCACGGCGTGTCGATCACCACCGCCCACAAGGACATCCGCAGGTGCCTGTCGGACATCCCGAAAGCGAGCGCCGACGAGCTGCGGAAGCAGGAGATCGCACGCCTCGACAAGCTGCAAAACGCCTGCTGGCAGGACGCGATCCACGGTGACCTGTCGGCGATCGACCGGGCACTGAAGGTCATCGACCGGCGGGCGAAGATGCTTGGCCTGGATGCGCCGCAGCAGGTGGAGGTCACCGGCGTCGACGTGGACCTGGATGCGACGGTCGCGCGGATCATGGCGGTGGCCGATGCGGTGTCGAAGCATGGGGACGAGGTGGTCGGCGGTGAGTGATGCGGAGTGCTGGTGGGAGCCGGATCCAGTGGTGACCGAGCAGGTGCTGCAGGGCCGGCGGCGGATTGCGGATTTGTCGACGGAGGACACGAACTGGGTGGTGGCGGAACTCAGTGCGCGGCGGCGGACGGTCGCGGAGATTGCGCGGGCGTTGGGGTGTACGCCGCGGCATGTGAAGCGGGTGCGGGCGCGGCCGGTGGTGCGGGTGATGCGGGCGTTTGCGGAGGAGCGGTCGCGGGCTGTGGGATGTGAGCGTCGGGCGGTGGATGCGGAGTCGATGGCGCGGCGGGTGGTGGCGGAGCGGGATGCGTTGGCGCGCGGGCGTTTCAGTAGCGGAAGTACCCCCGTCATTCCCCCCCACTACCCATAGCGCGCTATATCGCGCTATCGTGGTGATGTACAGAAAAGCGGTCACCGCCAAACCTCCAGAAACCCATAGCGCGCTACAGCGCCCTACCGAAAGGGGAAACCCGATGCTCACCCTCCACGACCTCATCACCGACGCCCTCTACGAAACCGACTCCTGCCCCTGCGTCGGCCAGATCACCATCCACACCACCACCGAGCCGACGATCCTCGTCGACATCGAAATCAACGGCGGCACCACCCTCACCGCCTACTCCGACGGCGTCGGCACCTCCTACCGCAACGACCCCGTCGAGTACACCGCCACCGACCACACCGACTGGACCCCGGGCACCGACCCCACCATCGCCCTGTCCGACATCACCCAGGGCGCGATCCCCCACGGCGTCGACGAATCCGACGTGAGCATGGACCTCACCATCCCCGCCGAGATGCTCGCCCAAATCCTCGACATCTACCTCGACGGCACCCCCGAAGTCGTCATGCCGTGGACCGCGGACCCCGCCTGCTCCGGCCGCAACGCCACCTTCGTCCGCTGGAACTCCACCGTCCGCTACCTCGCCAAGCGCAGCACCACTGGTGCCTGGATCAACGGCCTGTGGGCCGGAGTGATCCTGTACGACGCCCTCAGCCTCGCCGCCTCCCTCGACGACGAGCTCGCCGCCATCGGCCAGCCGCCGGCGTTCACCGAGCTGTGCACCCCGCGGCTGGTCACCGGCGACGACATCCGCGCGGGTCTGATCAACCACATCGAGGCGCTCGCTGCCCGGGCGTGGACGCTGCGGCACCGCCACACCATCGCCGCCGCCTGACCGCGGCAGCCCCGTCACCCACGCCAGGTGGGCGCGGATCAGATCCGAGACGGGGCACCAGGGGCGGGGGCTTCCCCAGAAGGGAGTCCTCCCTTTACTCACCGGGCCCCTCACCGGCCACACCCGTGGCCACCCGGACCCCCGCCCCACACAAGCCGGTGCGTCAACCAGGCGCGTTCCGAGCCTGCAAGCCCCGCCACACCAGACAGCCCGGGTTTCCAACTTTCCCCGAGCCGGCGGAGCTGCGCACCACCAAAACACCCACCCACCCTTCGACCCGAAAGGACCAGTCATGGACCGCGACCTCACCGCACTCGCCGTCTCCGTCGGCGTCATGAACCCGCCCTCGCCACGCGTGATGACCCGGCCGGCCCCGCCGCGCTGGTGGATCATCACCAAGATCCTGACCATCACCATCATCGCGTGCGCGATCGTCCTCTGGATCGGGCATCAGGCCGACCAGCACCTCGCCGCCGCCCTTGATGCGGGGTACGGACGATGACCGCCGTGTGCGCCGCCTCCGGATGCAACGCCCGCCCCGCAGCCCGCGGCCTGTGCACCCGCCACCTCGGCATCGACCCCAACCGCCCCACCAAAACCGCCCGGCCCCGCGCCGTCTTCGTCGACACCATCCCCAGTCGCTTCCACACCATCGACACCGAAACCGTCCGCACCCTCTCCCACAACCCCGGACGATGGGCCCGCTACCCCGCCGAAGCCCGCTGGACCGACTGGCAGACCCTCACCCCGCAGCGCAAAGCCTCCCGCCTGAACGACCTCGCCACCCGCGTCCGCCGGTCACGCGCCGCATTCGCCGGCTTCGTGTGGGAAGCCGAACGCCGAGACCGCGATCTCTACGTCCGCTGCATCGGCCCCGACCTGTCCATCACCGACCTCAAGAAGCCCGCATGATCCGCCGACTCAATCACCTGATCCTCCGCGCCGAGGGCCGCATCTTCCACCACCTCCACCGAAAGGACACGCCGTGCCGCTGATCAACGAACCGTACGACTACCCCCACGACCGGCCGTCGCGCCGCCCGGAGGGCCCGGAGGTCGGGTGCCTGCCGTACCTGTACGTCCTGCTGGTCCTGATCGTCGTCATCGTCGTGGCGGGTGTCCTGTGACCAACCTCCCGCAACTCACCCTGTTCGAGGACCCCGAGGAGCCGCCCGCCCCCGGGCCCTCGGCGGAGCGGTGGGAGACCTCCCCGCAGTCGTGCCCGATCTGTGGTCACCAGGAATCCTCCGGCTGGCTGGTGCGCATCAATCATGGCGTCGGCGCGGACGGGTGGCCCGATGGTGTCCACCCGATCTACGGTTCCCAATGCCTCGCCCAGAACCTCGTGACCGGGCACCTCCGCCGCACCGCCGGCACCGACGACCCTCACATCGACGCCTACATCGAGCGGGGCCGCGCACTGGGACTCGACGTCGACCAGATCATGGCGGACGCACAACGCATCTTCCACGACCACAGTGGCCTGCGGATCCCGGCGGGGCACACGGTCATGCGCATCGAGAATTGGCAGCCGTCGCCGCACATGGTCAACGTCGATATGGGCGACAAGCCCCCGAGCGAGTGCGCCGACGACTTCGATCATCACCGGCGCCAGGAACTCGGCCAGTCGCACGACCGGGACGGGGACGTGTTCACCATCCACCACGACGGATACCCCGGTATCTACCAACGCATCTGGTGGGAGATCGCGACGTGACGGCCCCGCAGTTGGAGTTGTTCGCGTCGACGCTCATCACCCCGGCACCCGCCGACCACTGCGACGCCCTCACCGCCCAGGCCGACGGCCACGGCTACGAACCACCAGCCCGCCGGGCATCAATCGAGTCCGCCAACCTGCACGACGGCTTCGCCGGCCGGCTGATCTGGTGCCGCCCCGACGACCGGGCCGCATCCGCTGCATCAGTGCGGTGGCGCCGCATCGTCAGCACCGACACCAACCACCCGGACTGGACCGACCGCAGCGTCACCGCCGCAAACCCCGACGGCACCACACACCGCTGCCGCCTCCCGCAGTCCTGCTCCATCGCCGTCACCGCAGCCGAGCAGGCCCGCGCCCACCACTGGCGCATCCGCGAAGGCAAAACCACCTACGAGGGGCACTCCCTCGAATCGATCTACACCACCTAGAAGGAGAACCACCTCATGCGATCCATCAATCAGCTCATGATCACCGGCCGCGCTGGCCGCGATGCCGAGCACCGCTCCACCCCCAGCGGCCAGGACGTCGTCAACGTGTCCATCGCCTACACCGAGCGCAGGCAGGACGCCGACGGCCAGTGGGTCGACGGCGACACGACGTGGCTCGACGTCGCCGTGTGGGACCGCCGAGCCCAGGAAATCGCCCGCAACATCCGCAAGGGCGACCTCGTCCTCGTCGTCGGTGCGGTGAAGCTGCGGGAGTACGAGCGGCGCGACGGCACGGCAGGCGCGTCGATCGCGGTGACGGCACAGCACATCGGCCTGTCGCTGCAACCGCAGGGCCAGGGACAGCCGGCACAGGCCGGGGACTCGTGGAACAGCAGCGGGCAGGCGACGCAGGGCTTCGACACCGAGCCGCCGTGGTGACCGGGAGCCGACGATGAAGAAATCACCGAACCCGTACACGGCATACCGGAAGCCGCGGGCGCCGATCATCATCCCCGAGCGCGTCGCCGAGCGCGCCGGCACTCGCTACGAGGAGGCCGATGACGGGTGCCGGATCAGCACGTACTCCGTCGCCAGTCACGGTTACGCCCAGATCGGGTGGCAGGACGGTGGGTGCCGGCACGTGATTACGGCGCACCGGGCGGCGTGGGTGCATCGGCATGGTCGGCAGATCGTGGAGGGGCACACGATTGATCACGTGTGCAAGAACCGGCGGTGCGTGAATCCGGAGCATTTGCGGTCGTTGCCGAATTTCGAGAATGCGCGGCGGACGTCGGGGCGGGATTGGCCGTTGGGGACGTGTGTTCGTGGGCATTCGAATGGTGAGCTGGTGTTTTGGGGTGGGAAGTTCGTGTGTCGGGTGTGTGCTCGTGAGCGGCAGCGTCGGTATCGGGCGAAGTTGCGGGAGCAGGTGGCGGCGCGTGGGTAGCCCGGCCCACCCCCGCCGTAGCGCGCTCTAGCGCGCTTTGGTCTAGTATCGTCCGTGAACCGACCACACCGCCGACGGCTCTTCCCGGGCCACCGGCACAACCCCAAAAGGACCCACCATGACCACCCCGACCACCACCGCCACCGAGGCCGTCGACCACGCCATGACCTGCCTCCGCGACGCCACCACCGGCCTCACCATCACCAAGGAGGACGAGTATTCCGGGGACCGCAGCTTTGCCCAGTGGTTCACCCTCGGCCCCATCGTCAACTGCCACGCCCACGCCAGCGAGTCGGCCCCCGGCCAGATCAACCTGACCGTCGAGATCGGCATAGTCACCGCCGTGCAGGTGTCTCTGACGCTCGACGAGGAACGGGATACCGCGATCCTCCGCGACGCCGTCAACCTCTACGTCAACCACTACGGCATCGGAGGCAACCGATGAACCGCGGCGAACATCCCGACCTTCCCGAACCGATCCGCCTGCCCACCCGCGAGGACCAGCAGCGGCACGAACTGCTGTGGATCGCCGGCGCGACCGTTGCTGCCGTTTTGTTCGCGCTCCTGGTGGCGTGGCTCGCCGCACCGTCCGACGGGCGCCCGCCGGCAGCGCCAACCGAGACGTTCACCACCACGACGACCACCGCGACCGTGACCTACACGCACGCCACCGCATGCCCACCCGAACCCAGCAAGGACTACTGACCATGACCATTCACCGAGCGCACCCGCTCTACCGAATCCCCCGAGAACTCACCCGCACCCAAGACCTTTTCCGCGACGCCGGAGGATGCCTCGAATTCAGCCGAGGCGGCGACCTCCTCGTCTACTCCACCCCGCTCGACCCCGACATGAACATCCCCGGGCTGGAAGCCGATGCCTACTGCCTCGACACCATCTCCGACCTCGCCCCCGCATACACACCGACGGCCGAGGAAGTCATGCGCGCTCTCCGCGGCCCTCGTGGATACACGGGACCGATGGGACCGGGAGGAGAGCCTTGCACGTGCCGAAAGGACGAAACCCGATGACCACCCGGAAGACTGCTGCCCCCACCGGATACGCCCTGGGCTACGAAGCAGGGCAGCGAAAACGCGTCCTGTGGGCAACCAGCGACGGCAACTACATCATCACCAGCCGGTACCACGACCCGTACCTGGGGTGGGAAATCCTCGCGTTCCCCTCAGACAAGTACGGAGCCGTCACCTCGTGGACTGAGCTTGGTGGAGTCCGCGGTCAAACGAAAACCCACGTCGACGCGATCCGTGACGCCGGCTACGACCCCGAAGGAGAAGACCATGACCACGAATGACCAGCCCCATACGATCCCCGCCGACAAGGTGCGGGCGGCCCGAGACCTTCACCGTGACGCGGCCAAGATGGTCACGATCACGGACGCTGAGCGCGAGATTCACCAGCACGTGGCAGACGCGATGGAGGCGCTGCTTCCGTCCCCGCCGCGCCCGACGCTGGCGGACATGACCCCGGAGGAACGCCGAGCGTGCAAGCGGATGCAAGCCGAAGTGGCGAATCGCAGCGTGCGCTATGTGATCGTCAACCCGTACGACGAGGAAGGCGACGCTGCACTGACCTCCGCCGATGGGGGGATCGAATGGTTTTCCCCCGAGCGGGTCACCCCGCGCCCTGACCTCCCCCGCATGGAATGGCCCGACGAAGCCCCCGTGCCGCCGAACACCCTGGCCGAGGGCAGCGAGTGGGACGACGCGGACGCGCTGGCCCGAGCGTGCGAGGAGTCCAAGCGTGACCAGATCGTCGTCTCCGAAAAGAGCGGCTACGTATTCGTTTGGGACGACGTGGCTGGGTGGTGGAAAGGCTCCGCGGTACCCCGATTCTCCCCGTTTACGATCCTCCACGCCGGAAAGAAGGCCCACCAGTGAGCACCGAACCCTTGCGCGGCTGGAAGCACCTGCGACACGACCACGTGATCACCATCGAAGAAGCCGCCCGCCTGGTGGGCATCACCGCCCCCACGCTCCGCGCCGCCGCCCGCCGAGGCGAAGACGTCGGATTCCCCATCATCCGCGCCGGGACGGCCTACGCCGTCCCCCGCCGCCCCCTACTCGCCCTACTCGGATTGGAGACCGACCAGTGAGCGAATTCACAGTGGAATCTCGCATCGTCCCCGACTGGGACACCGACGAACACGACCTGCTCACCGCACTCGGATTCATCAAATGCCGCTGGGATCACACGAAGCTGCCCCTCGACGACGTGATCGGGTACGTCCCCTTCGTCCGGGTACTCCCCACGGGGGCCGACCAGTGACCCCCGACCAGGCCCGCGACCTCCTCGACGGCACCACACCCGCAGAGGACTGGTGGTACTCCGTCAAATGGGGGTGGGTGCGACACCTGGAGCCGGTCGGCATCGACGCCGCCGGAGAGCTGGACGTGTCCGAGGATGACGCCGCCTTGATCGTCGCCGCCCCGACCCTGGCCGCCCTGATCGCCGGAATGACCGTCGAGTACGGGGTGCACTGGCCCGCCACCGACGACTTTCCCGCCTGGACCTCATGGGGATTCGACACCATCGAGAAGGCGCGCGAGCACAACCGGGAGATGACCGTCCCACCCGAAACGCCGGGCACCATCCTGCGCCGGCACGTCACCACCCCGGAGGAAATCTCATGACCCCCGACGAAGCCCAGCGGGCCATCCATGACGCGGATGACCTCCGGTCGAATCTCCCCGCCGACTGCTGGCGTGCCCTGGAAACCATCGCCGGAATGCGCGAGGAATGGGGCGTGCACGTCACCGGCTACCCCAAGAACATCGCGGACTGGGCGGAACTCTGCGACGGCCCCGCAGACCACATCACATGGATTGCCGACGAAGAAGCCGCCGAAGACTTCGCTGTAGAGCGGGAAGACGATGGATTCGACACCCGCATCATCCGCCGCTACGTCACCGAACCGGAAGAAGCATGAGCATCTTCACCTACGGCCCGTGGCACAGATGGTTCGCCTGGCATCCGGTTCGCACGGAGTGGTACGGGTGGCGGTGGCTTACCGCCGTCTACCGACGCGGATGGGTGGCCGACATGCGCGGCGCACCCTCCGGCTGGCACTACAAACCAATCAAGACACGACAAGCAACGGAGGAAGCATGAGCATTCAGGAAACCCTGACCAAGCATCTCATCGGGCGGAGGATCACCACCGTCGACGGCGGTACCCTGACCCTCGATGACGGCACCACCCTGCGGCTCTATGAGTCCACTTATGCCTGTTGCGCCGGAGCGTCCGGGGAGTGGAAGATACTCGACCCCGACCGGCTCGAAGCCGCAATCACCCACGTCGAATTCGAAAGCGACGGCTACAAGGACTTTTACACGCGGGTGACGACGTGCAGGATCACGATCCTTCACAAACAGAACCCCATCGCACTCGGCGACGGGCACGCACACTCGGGTAACGACGGCAGCTACTTCTCCGCCCTGTCCCTCGAAATCACCGTCGATGGCACCATCGTCCATGACGAGGAGGTCATCAGCGCATGACCAACATCGACCGCGCCGCCGACATCCTCGCCGACGCCGTCCGCGTCGATTACGCCGGCCACGTGTGGGTCCTCTACGGCGACACCTGGCGCAATCCCACCACCGGCATCACCCGCGACGACCCCAAATGGACCGCACGAGAGGCATACCAATGACCACCAACAAAGATGAACAGCAACTGCGCACCATCGTCGACAACAACCTCCTCCGCACCATCCGAAAACGACGATATGAAGCCAACAAGCCACAAGAATGGGTTCGAAGCCAGCTGCGCACCCTCGGAGTGCATCTAGGAAAATCCGCCTATGCGAAGCTCGAACGCGGCGAACGAGGTATCTCATTCGATGAAGCAATCGCCCTGTCCATGATCTTTGACATATCCCTCGATTCCCTCCGCCCGACTCCTTCAGAGGTCGATTCCCTCTCGAACGACTCAGAAGATCCTTCAGTCGTGCATCCCATCGCAGTAGCTGAGGTGATCACCGCAGCGATCAGAGACGAACGCATAGAAAGAGGATGGTCGATGTCCGAGCTCGCGAAAGCAGCCCGCGACGGCTACTCCCTCCCCCTTCACACGACGACAATTCAGCGCATCGAGAATGGCGAACGCGACCTCCGGATGGCGGAAGCGTTTGCATTGGCGCAAATCCTCAAGATTGACCTCGAAAAATACATAGGCCCAAGAAACGCAAAGGAAGAGTAATCATGCCTGCTAACCGGCCCGCCTTGAGTGATGACGTGTGGCTGACCGCTGCTCAGCTCGCCAAGATCATTGGAATTTCGACATACACGGTTTACGAGATGGTCAAACGAGGCGAAGGCCCCCGCGCCCGCCGCTTTGGACGGCAGATCCGATTCGCCAAATCCGATGTCGACGAATGGATGGATAAAGCCTGAGCAACACGATTCCATGCCCCGGCTAGACTCGGCTCCATGACTTCCGATAGGCGTGCGCGTATCCGGCACTTGGCCGGGCGCATCGCCGCGGAGATCTGCTGGCCCGACCCCGACCTCACCCCCGAGGCACTGGGCCAGCGGATCACGTCGATCGTCGTCACCTGGCCCGACTTCCCCACCGCCCTCGCCGGCCTCGCGACCGCCGGGCCCCTCACCATCCGCCTCATGGGCGCGACACCTGACGTGGGGGCCATCGCCGACGAACTCGAACCGTCAACCATGTTCGACGACGAATGGCAACGCACCGGCCACGACATCGGCGTCGGCTTCGCCCGCCACGCCATGCACCCCAACACCACCGGCCTCGCCGTCGACTTCTTCATCACCACCATCGCCAACGTCCCCGAAACGCACCGCGACGTCGTCCTCGTCCACGCCATCGCCACCATCGTCAGCGTCTACACCTGGGCCGCCCTCACACCCCGCTAACCCGGTCACCACACCCCGCCACCATCACGGGCATGACCGACCACACCGACCTGATCCGCCGCACCATCCTCGCCGAAACCGCCGGCTGGTCCCCCGCCCAACGCGCCGCCCTCCTCCACCGCCTCGACCGCGAAACCACCCGCGCCACCGTCGCCCAGCAACACCCCACCGCCGGGGCCCTCGCCCAAGCCATCGAACCCACGACGGTGCAGACCCCCGCCCTCGAAGCAATCGACCAAGCCCTCGAATGGGCCCTGTCGACCCGCGACGCCCGCCTCGCAATCTCAATGCCCCCACAGGAAGGGAAACTAGTCGCCCACGACACCCCCGTGCCCACGCCCACCGGCTGGACCACGCACGGCGAGCTCCGCCCCGGCGACCAGGTGATGCACCCCTCCGGCCGCCCCGTCACCGTCACCGCCATCCACCCCGAAGCGATGGCCACCATGCGCGTCCACATCGACGGCAACGACCACATCGACGTCCACCCCCGGCATGAATGGACCATCCACCGCAACGGACACCCCGCCCCCCGCACGGTCGAAACCCAATGGCTCGCGGACCACGCCATCACCACCGGCCCGGCGGGCCGTCGGGGATGCAAGTACCTGAACCACCTCCCGCACCGCGACGCCTTCACCCTCCCCGACGCCAACCTCCCCATTGACCCGTACACCCTCGGTCTGTGGCTCGGCGACGGCCGCGCATCCGGCGCCTACATCCACCACGACGCCGCCGACGACTACCAGTACGCCTACCCCGTCACGTCCACCTGGACGCACAAGGACACCGGCGTCGTCCAGGACTACCTCGGCGGCGGCTTCCGCACCGCACTGCGGGCCCTGGGCCTGCTGAGCAACAAGCACATCCCCTCCGCGTACCTGCGGGCGTCGGAGGCACAGCGGCGGGCCCTGCTGGCCGGGTTGATCGATTCCGACGGGCACGTGCCCGCCACGGGCAACCAGGTGTGCTTCGACAACACGAACCGCCGCCTCGTCGCCGACGTCGCCGAACTCGTCCGCACCCTCGGATACCGCGCCGGCGAACACCGCCCCATCGCCCCCAGTGACGGCGGAACCGGCGTACACGGCCAGCAGATCACCGGGCGGCGGGAGATGTGGCGCATCGCATTCAGCCCCCACGACGGCATCGTGCCAACGCGCCTGCCCCGCTACGAGGGACGAATCACCGCCCGCGCCGCCCGCCGCCGCATCCCCATCACCGGCATCGAGCCCATCCCCCCACGGCCCGGCCGGTGCATCACCGTCGACGCACCCGACGGCCTGTACCTCGTGGGCCGGACCATGGTGCCCACCCACAACTCGCAGCGTGTGGGCGTGTGGGGGGTCGTCCGCGCCCTCGTCCAAGATCCCGAGCGTCGCGTCGTCCTCGCCTCCTACGCCGAGCATCTTGCCCGGGGGATGGCCCGCCAGGTCCGCAACATCATCCGGGAGCACGGCCACGGCGCACGCGATCCACTGACCGGTGCGCCATTGGTCGACAAGCTGGGGCTGGCCCTGGCCGACGACAACGCGAGTGCGGGGTCGTGGCAGCTCGCCGGGCACAAGGGAGGGCTTTTCGCCGTCGGCGTCGGCGGTGGATTGACCGGCAAGAGCGCCGAGGTGCTAGTCATCGACGACCCCCTCAAGGGCATGTCCGAGGCCGACTCGGTCGTAGAGCGGGAGAAGGTGATCACCTGGTACGACTCCGTCGCCCAGACCCGCCTCGCCGCCGGCGCCCCCGTGATCATCATCCAGACCCGCTGGCACGAGGACGACCTCACCGGGCACGTGCTGGCCCAGGATAAGCAGGCCGGCAGGTCGTCGTGGCGGGTGGTGAACATCCCCGCCGTCTCCACCCCGGGCGTCCCGGACGCCCTCGGACGGCCCGCCGGGGAAGCAATGCAGTCGGCCCGTGGCCGCACCCCGGAGGACTTCGCCCGCATCCGGCAGGATGTTGGCGAGCGCGTCTGGTCCGCCCTCTACCTCGGGCAGCCCACCCCGGCGGGTGGTGGCCTGTTCGCCCGCGAGTGGTTCGACCGGCACCGCGCCCCCAACGTCGGGGGAACCACGGCTGCCCGCATCGTGTCCGTCGACCCCGCCGAAACCGGCAAAGCCGACGAGGCCGGCATCATCGGCCTCACCGTCACCGCCGACGGTAGGGCCTGGGTCACCGACGACCGGTCGGGGCGCATGCAATCCGACGAATGGGCCCGCACCGCCGTCCTCCTCGCCCTGGAAACCCAGGCCACCGAGGTGTTGTTCGAGGCGTTCACCACCGGCCCCACCTACGAACGGGTCATCGAAGAGGCGTGGCGGCGGGTGCGCGACGAGGCCCGTCTCCTTCGCTCCCACAACAATGACCTCGCCGCCGCGGCGTTGGCCTACGCACGACTGGAAGACCGGCCCGCCGACCCGCTGGCCTCCATCCGCCAGATCGACGGCGTCCCCATCCCCGACCAGACCGACCCGCCGTTCCGCATCCGCCCATGGCGCGCGAAAGGCGACAAAGTCGCCCGCGCCGCCGGCACCCGCCAGGCCGCCTCCACCGGCCGCCTGCGGATGGTCGGCACACACCCGGAGTTGGAGGAGCAGGCCACGCGGTGGCTGCCGGGGCAGGACTCCCCCGACCGCATGGACGCCCTCACCCAGGGATTCGAACGCTGCATGCAACTGGTGGGGGCGGAGGCGCAGATCGCCACCCCGGGCATGCCCTCCGCCGCCCCGGCCCCGTCGTCGGGTGTCGGGCCCGGCTTCTGGGCATCCCCCATCGGGTGACCACCTCGCCGCGCGCACCCTCCCCCGCCGGGTTATCGTGTGCGCAGTCGCCGCCCCTCCCCCCGAGGCGGCGGCAAGGCCCCCAGGTTGAGCACCCCCCGCTCCCCGGGGGTCGACCTATTTCCGAAGGAGTGGAGCCACCTTCGTCAGGCGGGGTCGGCACGGTCACCGCTGGCTCTTAGTTTCCTGGACATGGCCTCCTTCCTCATCGTCCTCGCCCTCGGCATCCTCGCCACCGCCCGCATCACGCGATTCGTCACGATGGACAAGCTCTCGGAGCCGATCCGCGCCAAGATCATCGACCGCATCGGCCACGAGCACCTCATCGTCTATGGCCTCCACTGCTACATGTGCTCCTCCATCTGGATTGCCGCCGCGATCACCCCGCCGGTGTGGTTCCTCACCCACGCCAGCGACATCCTCGGCATCACCGCCTGGCTCGGGCTCCCCCTCGCATGGCTCACGACCGCCTACCTCGCGTCGCTGACCATCCAGAAGGAGGCCAACTAAATGCCCCGCGTCGCCCGCCGCCCCATCACCGGTGCCGAACTCGCCTCCCCCGCCCTCGTCGCCGCCGCCACCCCGGTCAAAACCGGCAACTCCACCAAGAAGGTCGCCGAAGCCACCGGCTGGAAGAAGGAAGCCTGGGACTTCTACGACACCGTCGGCGAGCTGTCCTACGTCTGCGACTGGCTCGGTGACGCCCTCTCCCGCGCCCGCCTCATCGCCTCCGACATCGCCGACGACGGACGCCCCACCGGCACCACCGACGACACCACGGTCGCCAGCATCGTCGCCGACATCGCAGGAGGCCCCGCCGGCCAATCCACCATGCTCGGCCGCCTCGCCACCAACCTCACCATCGTCGGCGAAGCCTGGGTCGCGATCATCACCCGCCACCTCGACACCGGCTCCGTCGAGGAATGGCACATCCTCTCCGCCGACGAGATGACGACCCGCGGCTCGGAAATCCTCCTCACCCTCGGCGACGACACCTCCCACGTGTTCAACCCCGACGTGGACCTCCTCACCCGCGTGCACATCCCCCACCCGCGCAACGCCCGCGAGTCCGCCGCCGCGACCCGCTCAGCTCTCGAACCGCTGCGCGAGCTCGCCGGCACCGCCGCCTCGATCCGCGGTGCGACTCGCTCCCGCCTCGCGGGCAACGGCATCCTTCTGCTGCCGCAGGAAATCAGCATGCCGATGGCCGCCCCGCCGACCGGCGACCCCGACGCCCCCGGCCTGCCAGCCCCGGAGCAGCCGGTCATGGAGGACCGGCAGGTCACCGCGCAGGACGTTATGGGCCAGCTGCAGCAGGTCATGACGATGGCGATTCAGGACCCGTCGTCGGCGGCGGCGATGGTGCCGATCATCCTCAAGGCCCCTGGCGAGCATCTCGACAAGGTGCGGCACATCACCCTGGAATCCGAGGTGACGGAGATGTCGCTGCGCACCCGTGATTCCGCGATCCGGCGGCTGGCGCTGTCGCTGAAGGTGCCGCCGGAGATGCTGCTCGGCCTGTCTACGGGGAATCACTGGACCGCCTATCAAATCGACGCGTCGGCGGTGAATACCCACGTGGTGCCGATGCTCACCGTCATCTGCGACGCGCTGACCGACGCGGTGCTGCGCCCCCTGCTCGCCCGCGCTGGGCACAAGGACCCCAACGCGGTGACGATCTGGTTCGACGTCTCCGACCTCGCCAACGGCGCATCCAGGACGGAGAACGCCGTCGCCGCCTTCGACCGCGGCGCGATCAGCGCGGTGACGCTGCGCCAGTCCCTCGGCTTCGGTGATGACGACGCTCCCTCCGACGAGATGAGCGACTCGGAGAAGCGGGCGCTGGCGATCCAGATGGTGTCGAAGGCCCCGTCGCTGCTGCCGCTGCTTGCCCCGGTGCTCGGCATCCCTATCGATACGTCGGTGGTGCCCGCGGCGACGGGTACGCCGCCGGCGCCTGCTGGGTTGCCGTCGCAGGGCACCCCGGACGGAGGCCCCAAGTGATTACCTTGCCGGACCCGTTTGATGAGTGGGTGCCGCTGCTGGAAACCGCCGTCGACCGGGCGATCCGTCGGTGGATCACCGACCACGTCCTCCCCACCGTCTTCCGGACGCTCGTCGCCGCCGCCGACGACGAAGAGGTGATGCCGAACATCGAGGCGATCCTCGCCGCAGCCGCCGCATGGGACCTGATCCTCGCCGAGGAAATGACGCCGACGCAGATCGGCCTCATCGCCGCCCGCGTCGCCAACATGACCGACGCCCGCGGCGTCGACGTCACCGCGCTGCCCCGCGCCGCAGGGCTGCGCGACGAACTCGCCGACGCCCTCGACGAAGCGCTAGTCGCCATGACCCGCGCCGGCATCGCCACCGGGCAGATGACCGTGATCATCGACACGGCGACGTGGGTCGACTTCATCGACGACTACGCCCGCGCCGCGGTCAACCGCGTCTCCGGCATGCCCGAGTCGGTGTACCGGGAGATGGTGCAGGCCCTGGCGAAGGCCGTGAAGGACGGCATGAACCCGCAGGACCGGGCAGCCCTGGTGCGGGAGTTCCTCGACCTGGGAGACCCCGCCCAGTACGAGCGGTGGCGGCGCCGCGCGCAGACCATCGCCCGCACCGAAACGAACTCCCTGATCAACGCCGCCGACCTGCAGGCGGGGCGGATGGAGCAGCAACTCACCGGCGAGGAAATGCACAAGGCGTGGCTATGCGTCGCTCCGGACACGATTGTCGGTGCCATCGACGTTCGGCATGCTGCCCGTCGAGAGTACGTAGGCACCCTTGTACGCATCACCACCGCGAGCGGGCGGGAACTCTCCCTCACACCTGAGCATCCGGTATTGACCGGGCGTGGCTGGGTCGCCGCTGGCGATCTTGACTTGTCGGACAACCTCTTCCAGGTCGTCCATGCTCAGACCCCTGGGGCACCAGACGTACAGGACTCGCCACCCGGCATTGGTCAGGTCGTCGATGCGGCGATGAATGCGTCCGACGCCAAGGTGAGGACCGTGCGCAGCGGTGTGGATCTCAACGTCGACGCCAAGGCACACGATGTCGAGGTTGTAGTTGCCGACCGCGACCTGTCGGTCAACCTCGAAGCCGTAGTAGCGGAGCGCTCCCGCGACCTCCATCTCACCTCGGCCGACGCGCTGGCTCATGCGCTCGTGCTTCGTGCGAGCGGACCTTTGGTGGGTGCCGGGCGGCATCGGTCGACCGCGGGCCTTCTCTCCGATTCGGCGGTACTTCTCGGACTTCACCGCGGGGTCTTCCCGGCTGGCGCGGATGATTCCAGCGGCGGATTGGCCGCGGATGGGAACCCCGGTTTCCCGGAGAATACGGCGGATCACGTCGTGGCTGGTGCCGTGGCGATCGCCGACAGTGTTGAGGGAGTCTCCGGAGGTGTACTCAGCGATGACGGCCGCAGTGTCTATGTCGGATCGTCGCCGGGCCGCGACTCCGAGCTTCTGGGCTGCGCGGGCTTGCTCGGCGGCGGCGGGGTCGCGATCGAACCTAAGGCGCGTTCCCTCACCCGCCGTTCGGGTGCGGACGCCGCGTTCGGCGAGTCGGCGGCTGACGGTGCTGTAGTTCGATCCGACGGCGGCGGCGACCTCCTTGAGGGAGTGTCCGGACTCGTAGAGGCGGACGATCTTGTCGACATCGAGCGGTACTCGTTTGTTGGGCATGTGTACGACCTTGAGACGGCTGGGCACTGGTATCAGGCCAATGGCCTGGTGGTTCATAATTGTACCCTCGACCGCCGCACGAGAGACTCGCACTTCAAGGCCGATGGGCAGCGCGTCCCCCTCGACGGGAAGTTCACGATCGGTGGCTACGAGTGCGACCACCCGGGCGACCAGCATCTCCCCGCGCACGAATCCATCAGCTGCCGGTGCACGACCGTCCTCCTCGAGGCGGACGAGCCCCTGCCGGATGAGTCGGACCGGCAGACGGAGCGGGAGCGGGCCGACGGCACCCGCCGAGACCCGCAGGCCGAGGTGAGGCGCCGCGCGGCTGATGGTGTCACCCGGGCCCGCGACGATGCTCCCCAGACCGTCACCGCAGCAGCAGACAAGGAGTCCCCCGTGCGCACCCAGTGGTCGGGTCTTTTGGCCCCCATCGATACGCCCACCGGCGATGGACGCGTCATCGACGCCGACGCCGACATCAATTTCCGCGAGTTCCCCCAGCCCCTGATGTTCCAGCGCGCCACGAGCAATGGCCACGACACGGCCGTCGTCGTCGGCAAGATCACCACCGCCGTCGTCGACGCGGGCGCGATCCACGCCACCGGAGAGCTCTTCGACACCGACGACGCCAAGGAGGCCATCGAGCTGCTCGAGGAGGGCGTCATCCGCCCGTCGGTCGACATGTGCGACATGGTCACCGACTGGGAGGTCGTCGACGGCGACGGCAAGAAGGTCGACCCGGAGGTCGACGAGTGGGATCCGTCGTGGTCGGAGACGATGCACGTCCGAGCGTGCACCATCATGGCCGCCACCCTCGTCAGCAAGCCGGCGTTCGCGGAGGCGAAGATCGTCCTCGGCGACGAGGTTGCCTCCCCGGACGATGCGGAGGAGGAGACGGCGGCGCTGGTCGCGTCGGCCGTCGCCCTTGCCCCGGTCGACGCGGCGGTGGACTCCGCCGCGTTCACCGACCCGCGGCTCGACGGGCCGACGGCGCTGACCGTCACCGATGAGGGCCGCGTGTTCGGTCACCTCGCCTTGTGGGGCACCGAGCACGTCGGCATCGGCCGTGGCGTCACCCCGCCCCGGTCGAAGACGGATTACGCCCTCTTCCACGTCTCCACCGTCACCACCGACGAGGGCCCCGTCTCCGTCGGCCGCCTGACCGTCGGCTGCGGCCACGCCGGGCCCCGGGATGGGGCGCACGCCGCCACCGCCCACTACGACGAGACGGGCACCTGCTGGGCCCTCGTCCGCGCCGGGGAGGACGCCCACGGCATCTGGGTCGCCGGCATCATCAACCCCGACGCCGACACCGCCACCGTCCGCGCTGGCGCGTCGGCACCGCTGTCGGGTGATTGGCGGGCGGTCGGCGGCAACCTCGAACTGGTCGCCGCCCTGTCCGTGAACACGCCCGGTTTCCCGGTGCCCCGCTCCTACGCGGCCGCTGAGGGTGCGGAGATGTCGCTCGTCGCCGCCGCGGTGGTGCCCCGCCGGTCCCGTGCCGACGAGCTCGCCGACGCAGTCGCGGAGGGTCTGCGCCGCCACGAGGCGCACCGCGCCGCCGCGGAGGCCACCGAGTCCCGCACCGTCGAGGCGCGCCGCATGGCCGCCGCGCTGCTCGCGGGAGGCATCCAGTGACCCCGGACCGGATCATCACCGTCTACACCGCCCCATCGTGCATGCAGTGCCACGCGACGAAACGGCACCTCCGTAACGCGGGGGTGGACTTCAAACTCGTCGACGTCACAACCGATACGGTCGGCCGGTTCGCCGTGGAGAAGCTCGGGTACACGACGCTGCCCGTCGTCACGGTCGACCTGCCGGATGGCCTCGACCATTGGTCGGGGTACCGGCCGGACATGCTCGACGCCGCCATCGTCGTCGCCACCGAAGCGCTGGAGGTGCTGCCGTGAGCTGCGGCATGTGCGGCGGCTCCGCCCGCCCGGCCCCGAAGTACGAGGTCACCTTCCCCGACGGGGCGACCCGCATCTACTTGACGGAGACCGAGGCGCGTATCGCGGCGACGTCGGCCGGCGGCGGAACCATCCTCCGCATCGACTCCTGATCACCGGGTCACCCCCCACACCTACGAATGAATGCAGCCCACGGGCATGGCCGGGGCGCACACCACAACCAGGAAGGACCAGGACAGATGGGATTCAAGCTCCCCGACACCCTGCCCACCGACGCCGACGGCCTCGCCCAGCTGCGAGCCGACGCGGTCGACGCTTTCAACGAGATCTACGGCGACGGCACCGGCGCCCCGTCCGCCGAGGAGTTCGCCGAGATGAAGGCGATCACCGACGCGATCAAGACCATCGATGACGCCGCCGGCGAGATGGCCGCCTCCGCGGAGCGCACTGCCGCCGCGGCGGAGATGTTCGCGGGCCTGACCCCGGACGCCAACGAGGACGAGGAGGAGGCCGAGGAGGCCCCCGCCGAGGAGTCCGAGGAGGAGGGCACCGCGCCCACCGGCGACGAGGAGGAGGACGGCGGTGAGGAGGAGGCGGTCACCGCCTCCGGCCGCACCCGCTTCTCCGCCGCCGCCACCGGCAAGACCCCGCCGGTCCCCGCTCCCGAGCGCGGCTTCCGCCTCACCACCTCCGCCCAGAACTTCGAGACCGGCATCGTCGACTCGCTGACCGTCGCCAAGGAGTTCGGCAATCTCGCCACCGGCCGTGCCGCCCGCGTCATCGGCGCCAACGGCCGATCCGAAACCACCCTGGCCTACGTCGAGCGCGACATCCCCGCCGAGTTCATGATCGGCGACGAGGCCGACGCCATCGACGTGTTCAACCGCGCCGGCGACGAGTCCCGCCTCCCCGGCGGTTCCCTCGTCGCGGCCGGCGGCTGGTGCGCGCCGTCCGAGACGATGTACGACTTCCTGCCGACCCTGCCGGTCTCCGGCCTGCTGTCGCTGCCGGAAATCGGCGTCAAGCGTGGCGGCATCAAGCTGCCGAAGGAACCGGACTTCTCCGCGATGTACGCCGCCATCGGCTTCGAGCAGACCGAGGCGCAGGCCCAGGCGGGCACCGAGAAGACCTGCTACGAGATCCCGTGCGGTGAGTTCGAGGAGACCCGCCTCGACGCCGTCGGCATCTGCTTGACCAGCGGAATCCTCCAGGACAAGGCGTGGCCGGAGCTGACGAAGAAGTACGTCGAGGAGGCGCTGCGTCTGCATCAGCACAAGCTCAACGCCCGCACCATCGGCAAGATCGTCGCCGGTTCTACCGCCGTCAACGGCTTCACCGGAACGTTCGGCACCGCCGGTGCGCTGCTCAACACCGTCGAGTTGCAGGTCGCCGACATGCGCGCCCGCCACCGCCTCGGCCGCAACCAGTCGCTGGAGGGCATGGCCCCCGAGTGGATGCTCGCGATCCTCCGCGCCGACCTGGCGTACCGCGACGAGGTGCTGCCGGAGCTCGTGACCGACGAGCACATCCTCGCGCACTTCCGCACCCGCGGTGTGAACCTGCAGTTCGTCGCCGACTGGCAGAACGAGGTCATCGGCGCGGAGACCCCGGCGGTCGCGTGGCCCACCACCGTCAAGGTCGCCCTGTGGCGCGCCGGCGCCTGGGCGAAGGCCCTCGAGCCGGTCGTCAACATCGGCGTCACCCACGACTCGACGCTGCTCAAGACGAACAAGCAGATCCAGCTCTTTACCGAGGACGGCGTCGCGGTCATCAACCGTGACCTGGATTCCCGCCTGCTGACCATCCCGGTGAAGGTCGACGGCATGGTCGGCCTGCGCGGCCCGGTCGCCGCGGGCTAGTACCTGATCCCCACCGAGGAAGCGCCTGGGGGCGTGGCGGCTCTTGATGGCCCCCACCCGCCGGGCGCTTCCCCTATCTAGAAGGAGGAGCGATGGCGCTTCCCACCGTGCCGGTGGTGCTGCCCCCGGCGAACCCCTACACCGGTGGCCTGTACGACGCGGCCACCACCATTGACGACCTCGCGGCCCGGCACCTCGGTGGCCTGACCGTCGACTCCCCGAACCACGGCCCCCACGGGTCGTGGCCCACCGAGTGCCCCACCCCGGATGAGACGCCGGACAAGGGCGGGGCCCGCCCCGCGCCACGCGACGTCGACGCGACGATCGTGTGGGCCGCCGACGACTGCAAGACCGTCGGCATCACCGACGAGGAAGCGAAGGCCCGCGCCGCCCAGACGCTGCGGCTGACGGAGCAGGTCGACGTCGAGAAGCACGCCGCCGCAGCCCTGGCGGAGGTGGAGGCAACGCAGGTCGCGGACATCGTCGCCGCCGTCGCCCACCTCGAGCAGGCCCTCGCGGCGGACGGGTTCACCGGTGTGATCCACGCCCGCCGTGGGCTCGTCGCGGTGGCGGAGAAGGCCAGCATGATCATCCGCCAGGGCTCGCGGCTGATGACCCCGGGCGGGCACCTGTGGGCGTTCGGCGCGGGGTACACCGCCCTGGGCGACACCCTCGTCGGCACCGGGCCGGTGCAGATCCGCCGGTCCCCCATCACCGAATCGATGTCCCTGGGCGCGCGGACGAATGAGCGGCTGGCGCTGGCGGAGCGCGTCGTCGCCGTCGCGTGGGACACCCCGACCGCTGCCGCCACCATCACCACCGTCGCCCCTTAAGGAGGAGCACCCATCATGACCACGAAGAAGACCACCACCGCCCGTAAGGCCACGCCGCCGGCGCACGTGTCCATCGACCGCGGGGACGGCACCACCGCGATCACCCCGGTCGATTTGGCGGATTCGTCGGCGCTGGCGGGACTGCTGCTGGCTGCCGCCCCGGACCCGTCGGACGTGAAGACCACCACCGGCCCGCACGGGTGGGTCGTGCCGACCACGGTGGCGAAGAAAGCGGGCCTGGCCCCCTAGCCCGGGTCACCCCCGGCACCTACACACATTGGTGACGGCTCGGAGTGGGCCGCACCCACAAAACAGCATCTCTAGGAGGAGATATGGCACACGCCATCGTGCGGGGCAAGCGGCTCCGCGCCACCCGAGTCGGCCCCTGCGGCCTGCCCATCGAGGGCGAAGCGTCCACCATCGTGACCAAGGGCTTCGTGACGGTGAAGTTCACGAAGTCCATGAAGGACGCCGAGGATCTGGAAACCGTCAACGCCGACGGTGAGGTGTGTGTCGCCGACCGCACCCCGCCGGAGCTGAAGTGGTTCGAGTTCGAGGCGGAGCTCTGCCGCGTCGACCCGGCCCTGCTGTCGTTCTTCACCGACGACCCGGTTGTGCTGGACTACGCGAACAAGCCGGTCGGCTTCCGCTCCTCCAAGACCGTCAAGACCAACGGCGGTGCCGCCGTCGAGGTGTGGACCGGCGTCGGCGCCGACGACTGCGAGATCCCGAAGGACGATTCCGCGCTGGCTGCCGGTGCGAACGCGGTGGGCTACGGGTACTTCCTGCTGCCGTGGATCAAGGAAGCGACGATGGGCGACTTCGAGATCGGTGCGTCCGCCGCGACGTTCACCGTGTCGGGCATCACCGGGGCTGCCCCGAAGTGGGGCAAGGGCCCGTACAACGTCGTCGCGCAGGACGCGGCGAACACCCCGGGTCGTCTGCTGACGCCGATGGGGATGGAGCATCTGCATCACGAGCGTGTGACGATCGCCCCGCCGGCGGTGACCGACGGTGCGGTGGCTCTCACTTTGCCGCAACCGTTTTACGGGGAGATTACCCCGGGCGGCTAGTCGATAGCCGTTAAGCGGCGTTAGGGCCCCTTCTCTTCCTTTCGACGGGAGGAGGAGGGGCTTCGTCATTCCTGCAGAAGGGGATCCCGGTGAATTGCTCGAAGTACCGGTCGGCGACTTCGGTGAAGTCATCCCGCCGTGCCCGCCCGCGGTAGATGGCAGAGTGCGCCGCGGAACATGACCGGCAAACCCGTCCGCCACTCGTTGCGTTCCGCTGAAGGTTCTGGCCGCTGTACGGGTGCCCTTGGGGGCAGTGGGTCTTGGAGACGTTGTTGCGGCGGTGGTGGACCATGTCGCGCATATTTTCGGCGTGGGTGCCGTAGGCGAGGTTTTCGGGCCGGTTGTCGGTGGGGTCTCCGTTGAGATGACGGATCTGCATCCCGTCGGGGCGGGGACCGATGAAGGTGGCGGCGACCAGGGTGTGGACCATGCGGTTGTTGGATCGCCCATCGCCGCGCGAGAGGTTGAGGGTGAGGTGCCCGTACTTGTCTTTTCGTTGCGGGGTGAGGATTCGCGGGCGGATGGTTTTGGGGATTCCGTTTCGCATGATGATGCGGCGGGGGACGTTGCGGATTCGTCCGCAGGTGCTGGCTTCGTAGCGGCCTTCCCATCCGGGGATGGGACGCCATGCTTCGGTGTGGTCGGTCATGGCCCGGGAAAGTACGAAGTAGGGGTGACATCGACTTTGTGGGCTTCGGGTCACCTGGCCGGGCGATGATGCCCCCATGACGAGGATCATTTGCGACTTCCGGTCGATCCAGGGAACTCCGGTTGGCGACTCTGCTGCCATCGCGTCGACGGTGCCGCGCCCCTCGGATGACCTTGCATCGTTGATCTTGCCGGCGGAGGAGGTTGCACCGGTCGTCGATGGCATCGCGGTCTTCGACGATGTCGAGCCCGGGCCTGCGCGGGTGCAGCTTCGGGCGCGTGGTTACCAGGGGGCGACGTGGCGCATCGTGGTCCCCGAGTCGGGTGACGCCCACTTGTCGGAGCTCGTCGCGGAGTCGGGGGATTACACGCCTCCGCAGATTCGTGCCGCGACGGTTGCAGCACGTTCTGCGAAGGAAGCGGCAGAAGCGGCGGAGGCAGCGCGCAATGCCCCTGGGCGCCAGGGTGAACCCGGGCCACCCGGCCCGGCTGGCCCGGCAGGTCCCGCTGGGCCGATGGGCCCTGAGGGGCCACGATCATCCGGGCCGCAGTATTGGCACGGCCAGGGGGCACCCCCAGAGGTCATCATCGGGGCGAGGCCGGGCGACTGCTACGTCGACGTGTTGACCGGCGACATCTACCAGCTCGGATAGGAGCAGATCATGGCTTGGGCGCAGACAGGAAACATCCGGGGGCCGCAGGGCATCCCGGGCGACACGGGGCCGAAGGGCGAGCCGGGGCCGGTAGGCCCTCGTGGCCCGGAGGGTCCGCAGGGACAACCCGGCCCGCAGGGACAGACCGGTCCCGCGGGGCCGCAGGGCGAGCGAGGCGAGGACGGTAAGGGCATTTCCATTGCCGGGCAGGTCCCGACGTGGAATGACCTGCCGATCACTCTCGGGGCGTCTGACGCGGGTAAGGGCTACCTCGTGGAGTCCGACGGGCGACTTTACGTGTGGTCGGGCACTTCGTTTCCGGCTAATGGAGTGGGCACCGAGTTCCGTGGCCCGCAGGGCCCTGCGGGCGCTCAAGGCCCGGCCGGGCAGACCGGTCCCGCCGGCGCGCAGGGGCCGACCGGCCCGGAAGGACCGCAGGGAGCTACGGGCGCGAAGGGCGACACTGGTGCCCAAGGTCCTCGCGGCGCCCGATGGTTCACCGGTGCCGGTGCTCCGACGTCTGTGGGCGGTGCTGCGGTGGGCGACATGTACCTCGACACCGTGTCCGGCACGATCTACCGACTGGACTGACCGATGGCGTGGGTGAAGGTCGGAAATCTGTCGGATGGGTTTGTCCTCGGCCCGGGCCTGACGATCAAGGAGTCAGCGACTCCGCCGCCGCCGGGCACGCCGACGACGACGATCACGATCGTTATCTAGTCGTGCCCATCTATCGCGGTATGTCCCCGGCCCGCGTTTATCGGGGTGCGAGCATGCCCCGCGCGGTGTACCGGGGCACGGTCGAGATCTGGCGGCGCGATTCAGCGTGGGAGCAGATCAGCGCGACCCCCGGTGTAGCCGTAGATGTTCCCGTGCCGCCGTGGGCGGCCTATGTCGATTTGCTGGTTCTCGGCGGCGGCGGTGGCGGCTCGGGCGGCGATGGCGCTTTAGGCCGCGCCGGCAATGGAGGTTCGGCCGGGGCGTGGGATCTGCAAACCGCGCCGACACCCCCCATCGATTTCGTCACAGTGACGATTGGGGCCCATGGTCAAGGTGGGCCCGGCGGCGCGAATGGTGGCGGCGGCTCGCAGTCCCGAGCGGTCGCCGGGGCAATTACAGCTACAGGCGCGGGCGGCGGCGGCGGTTCGGGGTACGGCGGCGCGCGCGGCGCTGGCGTCGGCACGTCGCCGGTGCCGGGGATTACCGGCGGCGGCTCGGCGGGAACGGATCAGGCCGGCCGGGCCCCCGGCGGTGGCGGCGGCGGTGGTTCGGGCGGCACGTTCGGCCAGTACAAGCCTGGGCAGCCGGGCGCGGCCGGTGCGGCGTGGGTCCGGTTCCGCTCGTACTAAGTCACCCCGTCGCCGTACCTTTCGTTTCGTGCCGGGGCCACCGGGGTTGGAATGGTGTGGTCGCCATGGGTCCCCTCGTGGCCCCGGCACCGGCGTAGACACCGTTCCAGCGGTGAGCTCGGGGAAGGAAGGTCCCGCCCGATCAGCTAACGGGCGGGGCCTTCGCCATGTCACCGCCACCCGTCACCCTGTGGGGCATGACCACCAGCCCCTGCACCTGGCCCGTCGACCGAAAGTGCCTGCCGGACAACGCTGACCCCGTGCGGGTCGCCGAGGCCGTCGACACCGCCGTCGGCGTCCTCTGGGCACTCACCGGCCGCCGCTTCGGCACCTGCCCCGTCGAAGCCCGCCCCTGCCCACCCGGCACCACCGGCCACGGCGTGCCGTTGGCGCCGGGGCCCGGGTGGGTGCCGTACCTCGACGACGGCACCATCCGCAACGTCCCCACCTGCACCACCGTCGCGTGCGACCGGGCCGGGATGATCGTCCTTCCCGGCCCCGTCCACAAGCTCCTGGGCATGAGCGTCGACGGCGACGACATCGACCTGTCGTCCATCGTCGTCCACGGCGACCGCATCGCCCGCCGAGACAACCACCCCTGGCCCCCGCAAAACCTGTCGGCGGTGGAGGGAGACCCCGGCACCTGGTCCATCCGCTATCTCCGCGGCACCCCTCCCCCCGCCGGCGCGGCGCACGCCGTCGGGACGCTGGCGAAGGAGTTCCTCGCCGCGTGCACCACGGGCAAATGCGCCCTGCCGCGGCGCACCACTCAGGTGCAGCGCCAGGGCGTCACCGTCTCCATGGTCGACCCGCAGGACATCTTCGACTCCGGTGCCACCGGCATCAGCGAAGTTGACCTGTGGATCCGGGCGTGGAACCCCAACCGCATGCAGCAACCCGCGACCGCATGGTCGCCCGATCAAGCAGTCTGGTAGGTCACCTATGCGCGCGCTCATCCCCGTCGTCGGACAGGTCATCGAAGCCCTCCGTGCCGAGTTCACCGACCCCGACAACGTCCCCCTCGGTGGCACCGTCCCGTCCGTCGAGCACCGTCCCGGTGCCGACATCGCCCTCGATGGCCTGTGGTCCGCCGACTGTGCGGGCATCGTGTGGGCCAACGTCATCCGCATCTACCGCACGAACATGTTCCCCAGCGAGACCGACATCGCGGTGCCCTGCAACGGCTCCCCCGTCGTCTCCATCCAGGTCGGTGCCGCCCGCTGCGTGGCGACCGTCGACGACAACGGCGACCCGCCGCCCCCACACGCGATGGAACACGACGCCCTCGTCGGCCTCGACGACGCCACCCGCCTGGAACGCGCCCTGTGCGCCGCGGTCACCGCCTGCGACGACCGTGACCTCATCATCCAGGGCACCTGGACCGCCACCGACCCCATCGGACCCCAGGGCGGGGCACTGGCCTGGGTGAAGACCCTCACCGTCGAACTCGCCTACTAAGGAGCAATCATGACCGCCAAGAAGACCACCACCCGCCGCGCCACCAGCACCCCGGAGCCGACGCCGGAGACCGTGACCCTCCGAGGTCGCATCTCCACCACCGCGCTGCGCGCTGGCGACACCGTCACCGTCACCCGCACCCCGCAGACCGACGAGCTCGTCGCCGGCGGGTGGGCCACCATCGTCGAGGACTAGGTCGTGGCGTCCCGCAACGAACTGCGCATTGACCAGGGTGCGCTGCGCAGCGTTCTGACCGGGCCGCAGTCGGAGGCTGTGAAGCTGATCCGCAAGGCCCAGCGGCAGACGATCAATTCCGCGAAGATGAAGTCTCCCGTCGACACGGGGGCGCTGCGCAACTCCCACCGGGCCGGGCAGATCACCGTCTCCGGGTCAAAGGTCACCGCGGAGGTCACCGCTGTCCAGGACTACGCCCTCGCGGTGCACGAGGGGCGTGCGGCAATGATCATCCGCCCGAAGCGCGCGAAGGTGCTGTCGTGGGTCGGCCCGAATGGTCGGGTCTTCGCCCGGTCAGTGCGGTCCCCCGCCCGCCGCGGACGGCCCTGGCTCCTCAACGGCATGAAGGACGCCGCCGGTGCCCTGGGCTTCGAGGTCACCGGCGGCGCATAGACATACAGGCGCTACCACGCAAGACCCAGACCCCGTGAGAGGACCACACCATGAGTACCCCCGATTCCACCGCCGCGTTCGACGCCGACGTCGCCCGCGGCCACGATGACGTCGACGCCCTCAAGGCTCGCATCGCCGAGCTCGAACAGCGCGGCAAGGACTCCGTCGTCACCGACGGCGAGGTCGTCGAGGTCATCGACCCCGATGCCGCCGCCGACGATGTCGCCCGCGCGCACGTCGCCACCATCAAGGGCCACGAGTTCCGGTACCACGTGCCGACCACCGGCGCGCTGATCGCGTTCGGCCTTGGAGCGTCGAACAAGCGATCCGGCGAAATGCAGATGGCCACCATGAGCATGTTTTTCCAGTTCCACCTGCTCGCCGAGGACTACACCCGCCTCCTGGAACTCCTTCTCGACCCCAACGAGGACTTCGGCGACGAGGAGTACGGCGACCTGCTCAACGTGATCATGGACGCCGCGTCGGACTCTCCGGAGGCCAACGCCCCGAAGACCGGGCCCCGCCGCTAGGGGCCGTCGTGCCCATCACGTGGGCGGGCAGGCAGTGGCATCCCCACGACCTCCCGCCGTCGACGGCCGCCGCGGTCTCCCGCCTCGCGTCCGCCGACCCGGTCGAGCACATGCCCGCCGCCGTGGACATCATCCGCGCGGCGGGCCTCGACGTCGAGGAGGTCATCGACACCGCCTTCACCGCCGACGGCGACCTCGATGTCCTCGACCTCGTCGCCGACATCCTCCGCACCGGCACCGCCCGGCCCTGGCGCTCCACCATCGGACTGTGCCGAAACACGGTCACCCAGTGGTCGGCGATCCGAGGCCGCCTCATCGAGAAGGGCATCCCCGACCCCCTGCGGTCCCTGCGGTCGCTGACGGCGCTGCTCGACGTCGTCGAGACGATGATCCTCGACGGCGCGAAGGACGACAAGGACCGGGAGCGGCTGATCCGCGACTTGTACCCCACTGACGTGGATTCCGAGGGTGCGCCGATCGGGTGGGAAGACGGTGCCGACGGCTTCGACTCCCTCTAGCCCCGCGTCACCGATCTAGGACCGCGAGCCATTCCAGGGCGCGACGCAGCCCGGTGTTGCCGCCCTCCGGGTCGATGTTCACCGTCTCCAACGTGGCCTTGATGAACCGGCGTACCTCCGCCAGCGCCGCGGCGTCGTCGCCCTGCGACTTGTACAGCGCCAGCAGCCCCTGCGCGGGGCCGAACGGGATAGCCCACCCGGCGATCTCCGACGAGCGTTCAACGGCGTCGCGCATCTCGATCAACAACGCTTCGGCCCCGGCGAGGTCCCCGGTGTTTCGCATCCGGTCGAGCTCTTCCCACCACTCGGAGTGGTGCCGGCCCCGCACGATCTCCGCCCGCTCTGCGCGCGCGATCGTCAATTCATCTGGTGTGGTCATGGTTCCGCAGGCTACCCACGCCTTCGGAATTCTCGGCACAATTGGGGTATGAAACGGCACCTCCTTTCCGCACTGATGATCGGCACGCTGGCACTGGCGGCGTGTGTCCAGGATCCCGCACCGGAACCGGACACGACATCTTCATCGTCAAAGACGTCATCAACCACGAGCAGCACATCGACGACAAGCAGCACCCCCGAGACCACCTCCACCTCAGCGGAACCAGCGTCCGCCCCGGTGGAACCAGCGTCCGCCCCGGTGGAACCCATCGTCGTCGAATGCCTCCCCGGTACCCCAGGCCCCGCCCGATGGTCCGACGGCACCACGAGGTTCAGCCAGTGGTGCTGGGACACCCAGGGCGGCGCCGAAGTCGGTGAAGCCGAGCAATCCGCCGGACTGCCGCCCGCCGAAGAACCGGTCTACGACACGTCCGGTGAAGCACAGATGGCCAACGGCTGCACCGCCGGTTACATCGACCCAGAGACCTGCGCCGCCCACGGCTACTAGACGACGGCCCGCCCGGGTCACCCGCGCCCGGGACACTGCCCCACATGAGCACCGTGGGGCAGGCGAAAGTCGTATTCGAGGCGGAGACCGGCAAGGTCTCCGACGAGCTCGTCGCTGCGATGGAAAAGGCGATGGCGAAGATCGACCAGATCCTCGCCCGCATGTCCCAGGCCACCGAAACCGAGGGCAAGAAGGCCGGGGCCGGCCTCGCCGACGGCCTCGAAGACGGTGCCCAGCGAGCCGAGAAGGCCGTCGACGGCATCGACGGGTCCGGCCTGTCCAAGGTGCAGGAGGCCGCGGCGAAAGCCGGTGATGCCGTCGCGACGAAGATCAACGACGGCGCGAGCAAGGCCGACGCCGCGATGGACAAAATCGACGGCGCCGGGCTGTCCAAGGTCGGGGAAGCTGCGGCGAAGGCGGGGCAGAAGATCGACGCGGAGGTCACCGCCGGCGCTCGGGCTGCTGACGCGGCGCTCGACGCGATCGACGGCGCGGGCCTGGGGAAGGTAACGACCGCGGCGGAGAAGGCATCGACGGCGACGGAGAAGGTCGGTAGCGAGGCCATCGAGGCCGGGCAGAAGGCCCGTACTGCCGGTGAAACGGGGGCGTCGGGGTTCCGCGTCATGGACGGCAGCATCGGATCGGTGCTGTCGAAGGCTGGACGCCTGGGTGGCGCGTTCGCCGCCGTCGCCGGGCCCGCGGCGATCCTCAAGGGCGGCTTTGACCGCCTCATGAACATCCAGCGCGCGGAGATCATGTTCCAGTCGATCGGCCTGTCGGCGGATCAGACGAAGGACCAGATGGCCCGCCTGTCCGAGCAGGTCACCGGCACATCCGTCAGCCTCGCCGACGCGGCAAAGTACTCCGCGATGTTCGCCCAGTCCGGCGTGGAGCTCGGCGCACCGATGGACAACGCGATCCAAGCCTTCACCTCGCTGTCGTCCATCGCCGAGGGCTCCGGCGTCGACGTCGGCCGCGTGCTCCAGCAGATCAGCGCCAACGGCAAGCTGACCGGCGAGGACCTCGCGCAGATGGCCGACGCGGGCGTCAACGCCAGCAAGTACCTCGCCGACTACCTGGGGCTGCCGCAGGAGGAGATCAAGAAGCTCGTCTCCGACGGCAAGGTGAGTTTCGAGGACTTCGTCGGCGCGGTCAATCAGGGCACGGGTGACCTGGCCAAGCAGATGGGCCAGACCCTCCCGGCGAAGATCAGCAACCTCAAGACGGCCCTGTCGAACCTCGGTGCCGCGGTCATCGAGCCGTTCATCCCCGGCATTACCGCGGCGGTGGAGTTCGGCATTGCCCTGGTGAAGGGCGTCGTCGGGCCGATCAAGGCGGTCGTTTCCTTCTTCAAGTCGGGAAACGTGATTGTTCAGGCATTTTCCATTGCAATCAAGGCTCTTGGCGTGGTCATTCTCGCATCCGCAGCCGGGTGGGCGTTGTGGGCGGCGCAATTCGTGCTGTGGCCAGCCATCCAGGCGGCGGCGACGGCGGCGACGGTGAAATTCACCGGAGTAATGGCCCTGCTGAAGGGCGGATTGGTTGCCCTTCGGTCGGCGCTTATGTCCTTGTGGACGGCGTTCCTGGCCAACCCCATCGCCTGGGTCATCGTCGGCATTGCCGCGCTCGTCGCCGCGTTCGTGGTGCTGTGGAAGAAGTCCGACGCCTTCCGCGAGTTCTGGACCGGCGTGTGGGACGCGATCGTCGGTAAGGTCCAGGACGTCGTCGGCCGGGTCAAGGCGGTCTGGGACGAGCTCGTGGCCGTCTTCCACGGCGGACAGGGCGAGACGAACGGCATGCTCGCGTCGATCATCGGCGTGGAGCAGGCCGAATGGGTCATGCGGGTGCTCGGCACCATCAAGATCGCATGGGGCGAGCTCGTCGACGCATTCAACGGCGGCGACTCCGGCTATGGGGCCCTCGAAACGCTGATCGGCACCGACGCGGCGCAGCGGGTCATGGACATCGTCGGCAACATCAAGACCGCGTGGACCGAATTGAAGACCGCGTTCACCGGTGGCGACGACGGCTATGGGGCGCTGTCGACGCTGCTCGGCGACGAGGGCCGCGCCGAGCTCGTCGTGAACCTCTTCTCCCGCCTCGGCGACGCCGCCCGCTTCGTCTGGGACACGATCAAGCAGGTCGGGCAGGCCCTCGCTGACGTGGGCGCGTCCATCGCCTCGGCCGGGTGGGAAACGATCAAGGCCGTCTTCTCCGGGCTCGTCGAGGTCGGCAAGGCCCTGTGGTCCGCGATCTCCGAAATCGCCCTCGCCGTCTGGGACTTGATCCAGGCCCTGGCGCCGGTCCTGATGCCGATCCTCAAGATCATCGGCGCAGTCGTCGGCGGCATCATCGTCGCCGCGTTCTTCATCCTGATGGGTGCGCTTCGCCTGGTCGCGGGCCTTTTTGAGGTGCTGGCGAAGGTCATTTCGTGGCTCGCCGAGAACGTCCTCTCCCCGCTGATCGGCGTCATCGCTGACGTGGTGTCGTGGCTCGTCGACAAGCTCGGCGGCGCGATCTCCGGCGTCGTCGACTTCGTCACCATGCTGTTCCAGGGCATCGGGGCCGTCTTCTCGTGGATCTGGGAGCAGCTTCAAGCCGCCTGGGACAACGTCGGCCGCCCGGTTCTCGACTTCATCCTCCTCGCGTTCCAATTCTGGTGGGAATCCGTACAGCTCGGCTGGCGGCTCCTCCAAGCCACCTTCGAGGTGATCTGGACCGGCCTGCAGATGGCCTGGGACGCCTGGGGACGACCGGTCCTCGACGTGATCCTCGCAGCCTTCCAGTGGGCCTGGGGCAACCTGCAGATCGTGTTCGGCTGGATCAAGGCCGGTTGGGATCTGCTGTGGGCCGGGGTCCGGTGGGTCTACGACACGGTCATCGCCCCCGTCATCGGCTGGATCGTCGACCGCTTCAATGACTTGCGCGCGGGTGTGCAGATCGCGCTGGATTGGGTGCGGCTGCAAATTGACCGGGTGTCGAAGGTCGTCAGTGCTTTCTACGACCAGTACGTCCGGCCGATGGTTGACCGGGTCATCCGTGGCTTCGATCGCGTCCGCGACACCGTCACCGGGTGGAAGGACAAACTCGTCGGCGCGCTGTCCGGCGCGGGCCGGTGGCTGGTCGACGCGGGCCGGAATGTGGTGCAGGGATTTATCAACGGCATCAAGTCGTTGGCCGGCACCATCGGGTCGGCGTTCCTCGACATGGTCCCGGGATGGATCAAGGGCCCCTTCAAGAAGGCCCTTGGCATCGCGTCCCCCTCCCGGCTCTTCGCCGAGTACGGCCGCAACATCGGTGAGGGTCTCATCGTCGGCGTCGGCTCCATGGAAGGCGCGGTGCAGGCGTCGACGCAGGGGCTCGCGGATTCCGCAGCCAACATCACCCTGCCCGCAGCCCCGGCGGTCGCGGCCACCCCGATCGTCACGGACGGCGCCGCCCCGGCCATCGCCGCCGATGCGTCGACCGGCATCACCGAGGCGTACTCGGGCATGGCCGCGCAGATGGGAGCGACGTCGACCGGCCTGCTGGACCCGATGTGGATGGGCCAGTCGGCGCAGATGATGGGCCTCGGCACGACGATGACCACGCAGGCCCAGGGCGTGATTGCCCCGTCGTGGGACGCGATGGCGGCCCAGATGGCGGCGACACAGGCCGGCGTGATCGACCCGACGATGGCTGGGGCGCAGGCTTCGGTGTCGCAAACGGCGTCGACTTTCATGGGTCAGATCAGCGCGGTCATCGCCCCGGCGCTGCAGTACCTGGTGACCACCCTGTTTTGGACGCTCAACTCGGGCGTCAATCCGGTGTTCAGCGGCATTCGTGGTGGTCTTCAGCATGTCGTGACCACGTTCACGTGGGCGGTGTCGGCGATCGCGCAGCAGTGGGCGCAGGTGCGGGAGGCCACGGCCCGCCCGGTGCGGTTCACCATCCAGTCGGTCTTCAACGACGGCCTGGTCGGCATGTGGAATTCGGTCAGTGATCTGCTGGGGACGAAGAAGATGGGCGCGTACCCCATCCGCTTCGCCTCCGGTGGCATCCTCCCCGGATACACCCCGGGTCGCGACCCGTACACCTTCGTCGAGCCGAACACGGGCATGTCCATCGGGCTGTCCGGCGGTGAGGCGATCATGCGGCCGGAGGTCGCCCGCGCGATGGGTGGCTCCTGGGTCGACGGCGTCAACGCTGCCGCCCGGATGGGTGGGCCGCGAGGCGTCCAGCGCTACCTCGGCGGCTACGCAGGCGGCGGCGTCGTCGAGTCCATCAGCGCCCTCGTGCGCCGCTTCTGGCCGATGATGAGCATCACGTCGACGTACCGCAACACCCCCGACCACCACGGTGGAGGCCGGGCCGTCGACTTCTCCAACGGCTACGACAGCACGCCCGCGATGCGCTCGGCGACGGCCTGGTTCGCGAAGAACTACCAGCCCGCGCTGCTGGAGCTGATCCACTCCCCCTCGCCGTTCAACATCAAGAACGGCAAGAGCGTCGGCAACGGCTTCGGCTTCTACGGCGCCGGCACGATGAACCAGCACCGCAACCACGTCCACGTTGCCGCCTCCCGCCCCCTGCCGATGCCCGGCGGAGCGCTCGCGAGCGTGTCCGGCGATGTCGGCGGCGGCGACATGGACATCGCTGGATCCTTCACCCAGGAATGGAAGGACAAGATCGCCACCGCCCTCAAGGGCTACAAGAAGGGCGCGGGCCTCGTCGACACGCTCCCGGAGGCAGTCGCCGACAAGCTGACGAAGGCCGCCGACGAGAAGATCGAGAAAGCCTTCATGGAGTTCTCCGGTGACCCCGGCGGCGGAAACGTCGAGCGGTGGGCGCCGCTGGTGTCCTCCCTGCTCAAGCTCTACGGGCACCCGGCATCGTGGCTGCGCAACACCTTGCGCCGCATGAACCAGGAATCCGGCGGCAACCCGAGGGCGATCAACCTCTGGGATTCCAACGCGGCGAAGGGCATCCCGTCGAAGGGCTTGATGCAGGTCATCGACCCGACGTTCGCAGCGAACCGCGACCCGCGCTTCCCCAACGACATCTGGGACCCGCGGGCCAACATCGCCGCGTCGATGCGGTACACGATGCGGACCTACGGCAGCTTGCCGAATGGCTACGACCGTGCCGGTGGCTACGCCCACGGTGGCCTGATGGGCGAAGGCCAGGGCATGTTCCACAAGACGGCGTTCGGCCCGGAGCGGGTCCTGTCGCCGCGGCAGACCGAGTCCTTCGAGCGGCTGGTCGACTGGATCGACCGCCAGCCGTCCCTGCCGATCCAGCCGACGGCCTCCCGGGGCACCGCCGAGGATTACGGTCGGGCGACGAAGACGGTGCTGGTCACGCAGAACATCATCGCCGACGACCCGAAGGGCGCGGCGGACGCCGTCGAGGACCGGCTCATGGGCCTGCTGACGTAGAAGGAGGCGAGGACAATCCACAGGGGATGGCTCCAACTGGGGCAGACCGAAATCGCCAACACGGCACGCACCGTCGCCTACATGAACGCCGGCGTACGCAACCTCACCGCCGAGGTCGTCACCGACGACTCCTGGCGCGACCTGTGGCGCTGGCTCGGCCGCGACGCCCCGTACCGCACCCCCTGGGACGACGACGATTGCCCTTGGCACGACCCGCTTATCCCCGCGTCGTCCGAGTTCGCCGGCGTGTGGATCCTCTCCGTCGACGGCGCCGACTCCACCCCGCACGACGTCGACGTCATCGACTCCGCCCACGTCGGCGCGGCATTCGGCACGACCCGCACTCCTGCCCGGGACTTGAAGATGGAGGCCCTCGTCGTCGGCGGTACCCCGGCGGGCCTGTCCTACGGCCTGTCGTGGCTGGGCTCGGTGCTGCGCGGTGACCAGTGCGCTCCCGGTGACGACGCCCGTACACTGCTGTGGCTGGAAACCGCGCCGCCATCGGACGACGAGATGACGACCGACAACGTCGTCGCCGTCGGCAACGCCGAGGCCCGGATGTACTCGCAGGTCGCGTTGACCTCTCCGCTTGAGGTGGAGGAGCGCATGGGCCGGTGGGTGCCGCAGGGCCACGGCGCGACGATGGCGCGCGTGAAATTCACGCTCACCGCCGGCGTGCCGTGGGCGTGGGGCCTGCCGACACCCCTGGTGTCCGGGCTCAGGCCGTACATGGGTGAGCCCCGCACCGTGACCTTCGAGTCGATCAGCGAGGACGGGACGTGCCCGTCGGCGTGTGCGCCCGCGTCGCCGGTGCTCGTCGACCCCACCGCCACCACCCTGGCGACACTGCCCCGCCCGATCAGCCCTGCCGCCGCCGCGGGGTGCTCACCGATCCAGTCGCGCCGACTGACGTGGCTCCTCGAGGCCGGGCGCACCGCCCAGTGGATGGAGACCGTCCCCACCGTTACAGTGCGCACCGGTGCCCGCGACGAGCGAAACGTGCGGGTCCAGTGGGTCGAAGGGCAGCCCACCACCGACAGTGGCATCGCGTGCGCCACCGTCGGCGAGGCGATGATCGGCTACATCCCCGCCCTGTCGACGCTCACCCTCGACGCCGTCACCGGCCTGGCGACCGTCGTCACCGACGATGGACGCCGCCTCGACGCGACCCCGATGGTCACCGGCCGGATGGGCGGCCCCTGGCGGCCCGCAGTGCTGCGCTGCGCCCGCCCATACACCCTGATCATCGACACCGAGCAGTCCGTCCACCAGGACGCCCGCGTCTCCGTCGATGCCGTGATGAGGAGGCCATGATGCTCGGACGACTGGGAGTCGGCGACTACGCCATCGTCGTCACCGACTGGGCCGCCGGCCGGATCGTGTGGCAGTCCCCCGACCGTGGCCTGCGGAAGGCCGACTGGGGGCGGGAATTGTCGGAGGTGTCGAAGGCGACGGTGCAGGTGCACGTGCCGCTGCACATTGCCGACCGCATCGAGCCGTGGATGCACTGCCTCACGATCTACCGTGCAGGCGAGGTCGTGTGGCACGGGGTGGTCTTGCAGGTCACCGCGACGGCGTCGGGCATGGCGATCGTCGGATGGGACGGGTCGGGGTTCTTCTCTCGGCGCCGGGTGCCGCTGGCCAGGAAGTGGGCGCAGCATGATGCGACGCAGGTGATGCGCACGATGGTGGAGGATGCGTGCGGTTTCGCCGACGCGACTGGCCTCGTGGAGGGCATCGTGACGCGGGAGTCCCGCGTGTGGGTCACGGCCGCGTGGACGCCGTCCGAGTGCATGCTCGATGACGTCGTCGACGATCTGGTGAAGATGGGCTTGGTCTGGACGGTGGTCGCCGGCCGGTTGCTGATCGGCCCGGTGGGGGCGCAGCACACGACGGCGACGCTGTCGGACCGTGATGTCGATGGTGATTTCACTGTGGTCAAGGACGGGGCGGAGGTCGTCACGGATTGCCACGTGCAGGGCAAGGGCGTGTGGGGGCAGTGGATGGCCGAGGCATCTCCGTTGGGGCTGGTGCAGGGAATCGAGAAGGCGGATGGTGCGGTGCGTGAGGAGGAGTGCGTGCAGATGGCCAAGCGTGTGGTGGAGGATGCGTCGGTGACGCCGCGTCGGTTGGTGGTGCCGTCGGGGGCCCGGTTGCTGCCGTCGGCGCCGGTCGGGATTGATGAGCTCGTGCCGGGAGCGCGGGTGCTGGTGTCGTCGCGTCAGACCGGGGTGGTGGTGTCGTCGACGATGCAGGTGCGGGAGGTGCAGGTGTCGGTGGACGAGGGAGGGGAGGACGTAAAAGTCACCCTGGGTGAGACAAGCGTCACACAAGAGGTGACGGATATGCCCGACCCGGCTCTCATCGACATGCGGTCGCCCTACGAAAAGGAGCAAGCCTCGAAGACCAACACGTCCACCGGATCCGGCGCGAAGCAGGACGAGGACGGCGCGACCGTGGGGACGGCCCCGGCATGACCCTCAACGGCCGCCCCACCACCGACGCCCAGTGGGCCCGCGAAGTCGAAAAGCGCCTCCGCGCTTTGGAGCGCCCCCGCATGGTCACCCTCGGCCCGTGGCAAGTGTCGGTGTCCCCCGTCTCCGGTGATCTGATCGCCGACCATATCCCCACCGGCCGCCGGCGCGTCATCGCGGCCGCAGAACCCGACATCAAGGAGTAGCCATGGCGATCTGTGCCTCGTCCCAGTTCACGACCAACGGCGGCATCCTCGGCCTCGACCGATCCGCCATGAGTCGAGTCGTCGCCCGCTCCACGGTCGAGTCCACCGGCGACGGCGACCACGGGGCCCACGCCCCCGCCCGCGTCTTCCCCGAAGGGGACCAGGTCTCGCGGTCCCTCAAGACGATGATCGACCAGCGGGTGCACTGGAAGAATGACTACGGGTGCCCGGTCACGGTGCAGACGCAGATCCAGCGCCAGCGTCGCACGATGCATCTGTCCGCCCCGAATTACGCTTTCGTCCGGGAGCGGTACACCCAGAAAGTTGGCGTCGACGGCCCGTCGACGGTGCTGGCGGAGGAACCGGACCCGACGCTGCGGTGGAACACCGAGTGGGGCGGCGGCATCCACACCGGTTTGAAGCCCGACGGCAAACCAAACTTCGGCCAGTACCGCTCGTCGACTCCGGAGTCCTCGCTGATGCTCGAACCGGTGCGCGTCGGCGTCGGCCAGTCCATCGACGTCCGCTTCCGGTGCTCCTTGATTACCCCGTACGACTGGTACCAGGCCAGCCAGGTGGAGTTCTTCGTCGCCCGGATGGAGGTCTTCTCCAACACGATCCTGCTGTGGGCGCACCCTGAACCCGTTTAGGCAGGTCACCGGGGGCCCATAGCGTCGCGAGCATCACCAACTTGGAGGAGATGCCGTGACCAGCCCCGACCTCACCCCGCTTCGCCCGGAGGACTACTACGACCTTCCCGAAGTGGGTCAGTCCGTCCGCATCCGCGGCCTGGTGTCCACGACCTTTCTCCGCCGCGGCGAGACGATGGTCATCCGGTGGACGGACTTCTGGGCAGACCACGTGCTCCGCAACTACGTCGACGTCATCGGCATGGTCGAGGAGCCCGCCGCCAGCGAGTACTTCCCCACCATGGCCGAGGTGTGGCGGCAGATCGAGATCGGCGCGAAGACCCTTCCCGGTGAGCGCGTCCTCGGCATCCGCGTCACCGACACCACCATCGTCGTCCGCGTCGGCACCGACGAAGCCTTCGGCCGCGACATCGCCGTCACCTGGCCTGAGCTGACGAACCTGCTGCGCGAGGTCGTCAACCTCCGCGACAACACCCGCGACCTCTCCGACACCGCGGTTCGCGCCCTCGAGGCCGGTGTCGAGGACCTCAAGAACCGGTTGGTCGACTACAACGGCATTGCCTCGGCGGCCGCGAAGATCGCCCTGGATGCTGCTGCCGAAGCGAAGGCCAACGTCGCCGACTCTGGTGCCAGCGCGTACGAGGTCGCCGTCAACCGCGGGTACGTCGGCACCGAAGACGAGTGGATCGCGTCGCTGCGCGGCGAGATCGGCCCCGCCGGCCCGGCAGGACCGCAGGGCGCGCAGGGCGCGACGGGTCCGTCCGGCCCCCGCGGTCCCGAAGGCCCGGTGGGCCCCGCCGGCCCGACCGGCCCTCGCGGACAGGACGGCACGTCGGTCACCATCGCCGGGCAGGTCCCCACCGCCAGCGGACTTCCCACCGGTCTTGGCGGCGGTGATGTCGGCACCGGATACATCACCGCCGACACCGGACACCTGCACGTCTGGTCCGGGTCGGGGTGGGTCGACGCGGGCCCGATCCGAGGCCCCGAAGGGCCCGCAGGCCCGCAGGGTGAGCGCGGCGCTCCCGGCGCTGACGGCACTGATGGTGCGACCGGCCCCGTCGGCCCGAAGGGCGCGGACGGTGCTGACGGAGCGGTCGGCCCACCGGGCCCCGCCGGCCCCCAGGGCGTCAAAGGCGATCAGGGCGACGTCGGCCCGCCCGGTGCGACCGGTGCCCGCGGCTTGCAGGGCGACCCCGGACCCACCGGCCCGAAGGGAGACGCCGGAGCGACCGGCCCCACCGGCCCCCAAGGCGCGAAGGGAGACACCGGCCCCCAAGGCCCCACCGGCCCTATGGGCCCCACCGGTCCCGCAGGCAAGGATGGCAAAGACGGCGTCGATGTCGCCCCGATGGCGTGGACTCGTACGTACTGCTCCATCCGCGACAATGGGGCAATCAACCTCGGCGTCGGCGGGACACAGACGTATTACTACCGAGTCGACCGGGGATACTGCGACCTGATCTGGGAGATCAAGTGGGGCAACAACCCCAGCTCCGGCGGCGGCGATCTGCGCATCACCAACCTCCCTGCCATCGCGCACTCGATGTTCTCCGACTACTACGGCCTCGGCACCTACTGGAACAGCACGACCGGGGTGTGGGTCCAAGTGCAGCCCCTCCTCCGCAGCGGCCAGATCACGCTTCCGACCAACGAGCACGGCAACTCGGCGCTGCTGTACCGCATGCGCATCTGGGATGGCGTGAACGGTGCGTCGACCGGTTACCCGGGTAACCCGACCTTCGCGATCGACGCAACCGGATCACTGCTGCGTGGACATATCCGATACCCCATCGCCAGCTAGGAGCAGAAAATGACTCAACCCACCGGTACCGACATCGTCGACGAAATGATCACCCGGCTCCGCATTTTGCAGGGCTCCGGCGAGTACGTCCCCCTCGGCCGCCGCGTCACCGCCGGAGTCGGCTTGGCGGGGGCGGGCACCCTCGTCAACGACATCACCATCAGCCTGTCCCCCGAGGCACTGGCCGCGATCGAAAAGGTCACCGCCCTCGGCGACACCGCCGACCTCGCCACCGACGAGGAGGTCACCGCCGCTATCGCCCCGTTGGCCCGCCGCGACCAGGTCGCCCCGATGGCGGTGTACCGCGACTTCTCCGTGCTCGAACCGCCGGCGTCGCAGGTCACCGCCCCTCCCCTGCGGATCGACACCGATTGCCAGGCGGTGCGTGTCTCCGTCTCCGTCGGCACCCCGGGCACCCGCGCCGTGACGGCCACCGTCAACGGTCAGACCATCACCGTCGCCGCCGGAGGATCGCAGGGTACCCGAGCCCTTGCCCTGGCCTTCCGGGCCGGGGACGTTCTGCGCGTGACCGTCGCGTCGACCGACGCCGCCGGGATCGTCGTGTCGGTGCGTCTCGAGGAGCCGGGGGTCACGTCGTGAGCGTCGTGACGTCCGCCGCATCCGGGGCGGCGTTCGCGGCGTGGGCCGGAGCCACCGGTGTCGTCACCGCCGGAACCGGGTCGGTGCAGACAGTGGGATCGGTGACCACTGCCCCTGGGCTCGATGGGCATCCGTCGCTGCGCCTGTCCACCGGCGACCTGACGGTGACCGGCGTGCCGAACTTCACCGACGTCGACTCGACGGTCGAGGCGTGGGTGCGGATCCAGGCGGGCACCACGGGCCGCACCATCTTCGCCCGAGTCAACGGGTCGACGGAGGTGTCACTGACGGTCGGTGCTGATGGGCGTCCGACGGTCGTCGTCGCGTCGACCGCCGGCCCGTATCGGGTGACGCTGCGCGGCCCGGTGCGGGTGGATGACGGTCAGTGGCACCAGATTGCCGTGGTTATCGACCGCGGGTGGCTCTCCGTCGTTGACGTGTCCCTCGTCGTCGACGGTGGTGTGGCGGCGTCGGGGCAGATGCGGCCTGGCCTTTTTGGTGCGGCGCCGCAGCTCGGGATGGCCAGCGTCGTGCAGGTCGGCGCGCGCGACGGCAAGTCCCGGATGATGGGTGATCTCCTGGTCATCGCGATGCGCTCACAGGCGGTGGCGGTGTCGGCGCTTGCGGCGCGGTGGGCGAGCCGTCCGATGGGGTCCGCCGCGACGACGGGGTGGGGAATCATCCTGGGCTGATCGGCGGTCACCCCCGGGTGGGACGGTGCGGGGCATGAGCAGGCTCACGCACCCGATGAAGGCCGGCACGTACACCGTTTCGAGCGGGTACGGGCCGCGTTGGGGTACGCACCACAACGGCGTGGATTTCGCCGCGCCCGTCGGTACGCCGATCTACGCGGCGGCTGATGGCGTCGTCGTGCAGGGCCGCGACCGCGCGCAGGGCACGGTGGAGGGTTTCGGGTCGTGGATCTGGATCGACTCTCAGGAGTCGGTGGGCCTGGATTTCATCTACGGCCACGTCAAGCACGCGGGCATCGTCGTCAAGCGCGGCGACCGCGTGCGGGCGGGGCAGATGATCGGCGTCGTCGGCAACGAGGGCCAGTCGACCGGCCCTCATCTGCATTTCGAGTGCTGGGGCCCGCCCGGCCGTATCGGCGGTAAGCACCGGGACCCCGCGCCACTGCTCGACGGCGCCCCCGAGCCTGATGGAGCGCCTGCCCCGAAACCTCACGCGACCGTCATCGATACCGCCGCCCGCCCCCCTGCCCCGTCGGTAATCAAGGCCGCCGGGCACATCGGACACGTCGTCTACGTCTCCCCCGACCGCACGCGCGGATCCCTGCCGGGAAAGCCCGTTTCCAGGGCGCACGTCGACGCAATGCGCGCCGCCGGCCTATCCGTCGCTGCCGTCTGGCAGTACGGAAAAGACGGCGGTGATGCTCCGCCGGACTTCCGCCGAGGGCACGACGGCGGGGTCGCCGATGCGCGTGCCGCGGACAAGAAGCTCGACGAACTCGGCCTGAATGATTGGCCGGTGTTCTTCGCCGTCGACGTTGACATCGACCCCGACACCGACCACCGGTCCTGGGAGCAGATCCGGGCGTACATGCGCGGCGCCGCATCCGCCATCGGACGCGACCGCGTCGGCATCTACGGCGGTTGGAAGGTCGTCGAAGGCGCTTGCCGCGACGGCCTCATCGCCAATCTCCATGAGGCGGGCAAGCAACTGGCGTGGCAGACGCTGTCGTGGTCGGCGGGCCGCATCCACTCGGCGGCGGTGCTGTACCAGCGGGTCATCGATACGGCCCGGAATCCGGGACCGAAGGTCGGCGGCGTCACCGTCGACGTCAATGACGTGCTGCACCCCTACTGGGGGCAATTGCCGAGGTCGCAGGCCCATACCGGGACCACCCCGGGAAGTGTCACTGTGACGAAACCGAAGGAGCAGAACACCATGAAGCCGAACCCGAAGTGGCGCGGCGACCCGACTTTCCTGCCCGAGCTGCTGCGCCTGTTCGGCGTCGAGGTCGTGGAGCACCCCGGCTGGCGCGAGCGCGGACAGGGCGACTTCACCGACATCGTCGGCGTCATGTGCCACCACACCGGCGCCGCGAACACGAGCCCGAAGATCATCGCCGAGGGTCACTCGGCGCTGCGTGGCTTGCTGTCGCAAATTCACCTGTCCCCGACGGGTGTCGCGACGATCTGCGGTGCGGGCATCGCGTACCACGCCGGTGAGGCCGACCCGGGTCGTGGTGGCCCGGCCGGGCAGGGGTACGTCACCCGGCCGTCGGCGTCCGGCCCGAAGTCGTACACGACGGGCAACGCCCGCATGATCGGCATCGAGGCGCAGCACTCCGGCAACCCGAAGGATCCGTGGCCCGAAGCTCAGATGGAGGCCTACGCCCGCATCTGCGCCGCCCTGTGCTGGTTCCTCGGCTGGGGCACCGACCACGTCGTCGCGCACAAGGAATACGCCCCGTCGAGGAAGGTCGACCCGACTTTCCCGATGGAGGGCTTCCGCCGCCGCGTGCAGTGGCTGCTCGACAACCCGCCGATCAACGACACCACCAGCCCGGCGCCCGCGCCGGCGCCCGTCCCCAAGGAGGACACCGTGATCCTGAACGAGAAGATCCGCTCGATCATCAACCCCACGATCGAGCTGAACCTCGCCACGCTTTTCGCCCTGCTCGACGCTTACGCGTGGGAGCAGCGCGCCGCGATGAAGCACCTCTACTCCGAGCTCGGCCTCGACTACGACACCACCATCGCCGCGGCCGTCGCCGCCGACCGCGAGGAGAAGAAGTAATGAACCGCATCCCGAAGTGGGCCGCGATGAAGGGCACCTACGCCCTCGTCGCCGTCGTCCTGGCCGTCCTCGGCGGCATCGGCGTCCTCACCGAAACCGAGGTCAACACCATCTCCGGGCAGATCGGTGATCTCGTCATGATCGTCGGCGGCATCATCGCCGGCGTCGCGTCCGGCCGCACCGGCCCGGACTCCGGCAACGACCGGCCGCTCATCGTCATCGACCCCGACTCCATCACCGAGAAGATCGAGACGCAGCTCCCCGACATCGGCACCATCGAGGTCGTCACCGATCCGATCGACCGCGCCCGTGAGCACCTCAACACCGCTATCGAGGGCACCCCGATCGATGAGCTGCGCCGCCGCATCCACGAGGAGCGCTGACACCATGCACTGCCGCCGGGCCACCATTCACCGCGCCGCGATGATGGGAACCATCGGCGGCTTCGCGGTCCTGACCGGGTGGTCCTATCTTGCGCCGTCCACCCCGACATCCCTGGCCCAGCTAGAGGCGATCTCATGGATGCCGATGCCCGCCCAAGGGATGCTTTGGATCATCGCGGGGCTGCTTGCTTGGACCGCGATTCCATTCCGCCGGGTGCAGCCGTTGGCCATCGGCTTCGTCGGGTCCCTCACCGTCGCATGGGCCGTGAGCTTCGCGACGTCGATCCTGCTGTCCGACGTCACCCGAGCGTGGGTGTCGGCGAAAAACTACGGGGCCATCGCTGCGCTCATCGCGTTGCACGCCACCGCTCCCGTTCGGGGTGGAACCGTCAAGGAGGTGATCGTCTATGACCTGGGACCCGGGGATCCTGATCACGGCCGGGGCTAGCGTCCTCGTCGCTATCATCGCCGGCGCATTCGGGGCACTGACCGGCGTGGCAAATAGGCGCAGGGAGGATGAGCGCAGGGAGGCCGAGCGGGAAGACAAGCAGATCGAGTCGACGCTCAATGCGATCGAGAACCACCGCCAGTGGGCGGACAGCAACTTCCAGAAGATGCAGGCGGAGATCGAGGGGCTGCGGTCGCAGGTCCGTGATGCGGAGGGAAAAGCCGAACGCCTCGAAGGGGCGAACTCCGCGCTGGCACGGTACATCCACGTCATCTTGGACTGGGTGGAGAGCGTGGTCCCGGATTATCGCCCTCCGCAGCCGCCTGACGAGATTCGCGAGTACATTCGACCGTGAGGCCCACCACTTATCCACCGGTTTTGGTGGGCCGGAAGGCGTCCAGCGGGCCAAGCTAGCAACTCATATCGCACTATCCGCCGTGGTCGCGGGGATTCCCAGGCCGAGCGGTGCCAGGTGGCGCGGCCCGTGCGATATAGCCGGTGTCGGAGGTTCGATTCCTCTCTGGGGCACCACATGAACGGGCATCGGATGCCCGATCCATCGCCGACATTCGGCAACTCGGTCTCCCCCTGCGCCCGCCACCCGAACGGGGGATCGACCTCGCCCGCACCGCCCGGGGCGGACCACTTTTCGCTGGCCAGGACCCCTCGATCACCGTTAGCCGTCCCGGCCACGAAACTCACCGGCGCGGGCGCCCCAAACGCGATTACTGTCGATGGTGGAAACGGTGCATTCGGAATTCGGGTGCACCCCGGAAGAACCGACGACCCGCCCACGGGCCATCCCGGTTGCACCAGGGTTTTTCGGCGCTTCCCCCACAGTGGAAGTACCCACGGAAAGGACTGCACAATGCCCGCCACCAAGAAGCCCGCATTCACCGACGTCGACGGAATCAAGGTTCACGCCAACCTGGTCGACATCGACGGCAACCTGCGCCTCAAGCTCGTCGACGAGAACGACAACCAGATTCTGCTCCTCAACTTCTACGACGCCAAGCAGCTCAGCGCCGCCGTGGAGATGTTCCTGGGCCAGCGCTACGGCGACAACTTCGCCAAGCTCGACGGCAACATCTCCCTTGAGGACCGCAAGGAGCTTTTCCACGAGGAGCTCGAGGAGAAAGAAGAGGAGCTGAAGAAGCTCGCGGAGGAAGAGAAGGCCCGCCGGGCCCGCGGCGAGCTCTAG